GGTATCGTGATCGTGTTCGATGAGAACGGCGACATGCACACGAATTTCCGGTGCAACGATCAGGAGATGGCCTTAGCTGGCGCTCGGTTGCTTCACCTTGCAAACACTTGATTCACAAGAGATGACACAGTGAAATCTCTAACGCCGTTTGATCGACAGGTGCTTCTAACGATCGGCCGTAATTGTCGGCAGAACAGCCCCATCAAGGCTCGTCATTGGACTGAGCCCCCGAGAAATATTCCGGGCGTCGAGGACGCGATACGCCATCTTGGCATGCACAAGATGATCCAAAGGAAGGGCGGCCTTTGGTACAAGGTGCAGCCGACCGAGAAGGGATGGCGGCAGATCAAGTCAGAGAAGGAAAGCCGAGAATTCCTGGCGAGTATTGCCTAACCCGAACGAACACTTTAGGGGTGCGACCTGTAAAGCGTCGCGTCGAAATCGGTACAAAAACTAAAGTGTGATTCCCGCGGAGTCTTGCCTAATGTGAGAATGGAAACTCGTGGCAGCCGGCGGGACGCCGGGGCTCTACTAGGGCCGAGCTGGCAACACCTGAATCCTAGTTGGTTGGTGAGCCAGATGGGTCGCACCCATCCCACGGGGCCATTTTCGCCGTCTCGGCCTAATGCGACAATGGCGAAGTCACAGTGAACTCGACCTCCGGCAGCTTCACCACCACCGGCCATAGTTCAAAGAACGGCGCGCACGAAAACGCCAAACTCGTGTTCAGCTTGGTGACGCCCCAAGGCATGGTGAACGGAACCTGCCATTCCCGATCAGAGATGTTGCCGTAGTCGGGCAGTCCGAATATGCGGGCTTCAACTTGATGAGCAAATTTCAGGGAATCGATGAAGCTGGTGGACGCCGTGTAGGAGAAACAGTCATGCCGATGCCATTGAATTTGGCGTCGAACATCGATGATTTGCCCAGGCAGAACGCTGCCTGTGACTTCGCTGCCAAGTACAGTGATAGGGTCCATCCTGCTATAGAGCAGGGCTGAGGTCACAATAAGGGCGGCGAGGAGGGCTGAGAGGTGTTGCTTCCACCTCACGATACCATCCATTTGAAGAACGATCGAATGTGCTCCCATCCGGCCCACACTCCCGCGATCGTCGATCCGATGTATGCGACCCATATCCGACCGCTCGCCCAAAGCCAGTCCATTCTTTCCTGATCTCTAATGATCTTGCGAGCCTTTTGGTTCTCCAGAGGAGTCAAAGGCTCGCCAGAAAATTCATCGAGGGGATTGGCCATGTCAGGGCGCTTGGCCCTGATATAAGAGCTGATGAACGTCATGGCCATGAGCGATCATAGATCGTTCTCAGAAGTGACGATTCAGGCTGAGCCGAAACTCATTCTCACCCGTCTGCTGCGTAGGCAATCCGGCAACCGTCCCTGACGTTCCACCCTGGCCATAGGTGTAGCGTAGGTACTCGGCCGTCGCCGTGACGTTCGTAGCGAGCAAGAACTCCGCGCCGGCACCGCTCACCAGGCTGGGCTGCCCATGCCGCCATTCCTCGCCAATCACCGCGTAGGGCGTCATCAGAGAGGATAGGAACTGCTGCGGCAGGGTCGGGGTGGCTGTCCCCTGGACGCCCGCACCGAAAGCCTGGGCCAGTGAATAGCCAAGCCGAGCCTTGACGCCATAGGTCAGGCGGTCACGGAAGGCCACGGGCAGAGCATTGAGACCTGCATTGAGCGAGGCATCGTAGTCCACATCAGCAAGAAAGGCTGCATACCACTGGCCATTGTAGAACTCGTAGCCGGCCTGGACGCCGATGCCGAATCCGTTCTGGGCAATCCCAGTCAGCCCGGTGCCGAGCACATCCAAATTGCCGCCGGCATTGGCGATGTTGCCGCCGATGAAGAAGCCGGTACAGGACTGCAGTGTGCAGGACGCCTTGGGCAGGACAGGCGCTTTGACCGGCAGCACAGTCATGTCAGCCGCGAAGGCAGCCGAGCTCGACAGCAGAAGGGCAATGATCGTTCGCATTGTCGTCTCCATGTTACGATGACTTGTTCGGCACGAAGTAAACGAGAAGTGGTGTTGCGATGGCCACAATGGCAGTGACGGCATCTTGATTGACGGTGACGTGTTGCCCAAACACAACATTGGCGACGCTCACACCCGCCATGATCAACGCTACAATGGCCTTGTCCTTATCGGTGATCATACGATCGCTCCATTGTTGCCCACATAATTCCCGTTCAGGAAAATGTCGTGCTCGGCTTTACGGCGCCGGACGAGACCGGACAGAACGCGGCCAGACGCAATGTCGTAGAGCGCGAAGTCTCGAGCCGCGAGATTGTAGTTGCCTTCATTCAGCGCGCCGGTCAGCGAGCAGTGCGGATGGGCGAGCCAGCCCGTGTTGAACTGGAAACTAACGAGCGCATCGAACTGCTGCTGCGTGAGGGGAACCTTGATGTATTGACTGACCTCGTGCTCGACGGCGGCAAGGTCTGACTTCAGGATGTCGTCGGCATCATCAACTGTGATCTCCTGGCCCACATAGACTTCAGGTTTGCCGGCAGCCGACGTATGACCGTAGCCAATCGTCAGCGTGCCGCGCACTTCCTGACCGGGCTTGACAATGTGGTCGTTGTAGTCATCGTAAGCTCGCAGGAACAAGCCCTCGTAGCTTTCAATGAACGCGCGGCCCTTGTCAGACGTCATCATCGGATGAGCCCCCATGCGTACCATTATCGAATTCCTGCGCTGGTACTTGCCGCGCCACTGGAAACGATGGAAAAGCTGCTGATCACAACACGTAATCGACTTCGCAAAAGCCTGCAGCTCCGGTGCCGCCGCCTTCGCCAGTCCCCGCACCACCGCTGCCGCCCGATGCCGGCACGACTGCATTGATGCCTATCGTGCTGCCGGTCGTAGCCAGAGGAATAGCGCCAGACCCGAAACGGGAACCGCCGCCTTGACCGCCCCAGAGAAACGATCCCGGGATAGAAGTTCCCGTGCCTCCGGTTGCTCCGGTATTTGATGCAGTAGCCCCACCACCCGGTACGCCACCCGCACCACCCGTACCACCACCGCTAGTCACCCCGGTGCCGCCGGTGCCGCCCCCGGCAGATAGAGTTGTAAGTCCCGTTGCAGCAATTGAGGTCGCGCCGCCGTTACCACCGTTGCCGCCGGTGTTCGCGCCCGCGGTCCCGCCGGCGCCTTTCGTGATCGTAACGACAACGCCGCCCGCAACACCGTTGAAGGTTCCTTCGATATGTGCGCCGGCGCCGCCACCGCCACCCGCAGCCGTACCGTTTGAACCACCGCCACCCCCACCACCACCATCGCAGCTATAGTGATAGACCGTCGAGGTGGTCGAATTTGCGTCGGTCGTGAATGTCGCGGCCTGATAATGCAGTACCGCAGCGTTGGTTACTGTACAGGTTCCCGACGTTGTAATCGTGCAGGTGCCGCTGACGCTGATTCCTGTGCCAGCCGCGATCGCTGCGCTGGTCACCGTTCCAGTGCCAGTCGCTGTTACCCATGATGGATTGGCGGCCGCACCGCCGCTCTGCAGCAATTGTCCGCTGCTGCCGGGAGCCAGCGCGACCCAGGACGAGGCATTGCGATAGAGGATATCGCCCTGCGTCGAGGCAATGGCGCTGTCGATGATGGCACTCAGGCCATCTGCCGCCGGCACCGCCGAGCTGCCGCTGATATTGGCCAGGATCGTGTTGTTGGCGATGGATGGCAGCTGCGCGAGTGTGGCCTGTCCGGTCAGGGACGAGAAGGCCGGCGTGCAGGTATTCACCGAGGCTGCCGTAATGAGGCCCTTGCCGTTGACCGTCACGGTCAGGCATTGCGTGGCCGAGCCGAAGGTGCCGACGTTGCTGTTGACGGTCGCGAGCGTCGTAGCAAAGGTGACGGTGCCCGATCCGGTCACGTCGCCGGTCAGCGTGGTTGACCCGATCGTGCCGCCATCAGCGATGACCTTGCCGGTCGTGCCGCTGAAGACAGCGACGTGGTTATTGACCGCGCTGATCGGCCCCACGACGTTCCCGAGGCCAAGACCGGGCGAGGCCAGCGATGGATTGCCGTTCGCATCGAAGATGAAGAACTGACTGGCCCGTGTGGCTGCCGGCGATAGGACGCTGAGCGTTTCGCCCGGCGGGGCCTGTACGGTACGACCGGCCAAATCGTTTGTCTTGTCCCAAGTCTCGCGGTTCTCCGCGGTGAGCTCGGTCAGCGCCTGATTGAGATCACGGGCAGCAACGCCGCGGTTCTCGGTGAATTGCACAGTTCGGCGCGGGCGTTCGGCCCCGACGATCTGTACCGTTCCGGTCTGGGCCGAATTGAAGGTCAGGACCGCATTGGTGATCGGCCGCGGAATGGTGGCAAGCGCGCCTGTTACGCTCGAGAGCGACCAGCCAAAAGTTGGGTCGGTCGATAGATAGCGGGTGCCCGCGATCCATACTTCGATCCACTCATCAACGTCAGTGCCCGAGGCGAAGATGGCAAAATTGACCGCGCAGGCGCAGGTCGTCGACGAGATCGTATAGCTAGTCCGTCTTTCGGTGTCGGGCAGGGCGGGGACGGGAGGCGGGACTTGAGCTATCGCCGCTCCAATCCCAAAAGAAAAGGGGGCTACGGCCAGAGCTAGGAAGCTGACCGCAGCCAGTCTTGGGAGGAACCTTCGACGAGATGTCGTCATGACGCGCGCAGGATGGCGGTCGGCGCCGCCTCGGCAACGCACGTTCATGATCGTTACGGGCCAGAATCGCCAGATAGCGCCGTCTCAATGAATGGCAGCTCCAGGCCACTGACTGGGGTCGCGGTTGAGCGGCTTCACGCCCATGCTCTCATTGAAACCGTCCTCGGCCGCATCAAGCAGCCGCCGCACCGCAAACAGATTCTGCAGGAAGATTGCCTGCCGCATCTTGTGGGTATCCATGGCTGTCCACGTCCCATGGAACGCATCGTTCACTCCACCGGCGATACCCTCCATCTTGGAATAGGTCGGGCCCAGCAGCTCCGACAGGGCGCTGTTGGACTGCCGGCGGGATAGCGGATGGTCGGCCCCGATCGCCCGGAACATGTCGGTCGACCCACCGGTGAACTTGGCCTGCATGGAATTGAGTTCGGTGAACCAGCCCAGGATGGCCGACCGGGAAATGCCTTCCTTGATCCAGTCCTGGGGCCGCTCGCTGGTCGGCGCACCACTCCATAGGGTGTAGGCGCGGTAGGAGATCATGCCCATCCCTAGGCTCGCCACGAGCCCCTGGAGGGTGCGGCCATCCATCTGCTGGAGGTTCGAGATCAGAATCTTCTCATGCGCGGCCGCCACGAAGCTCTTGTACTGCCCGAGCAGGCTGACCACCGGGCCGGACATCCAAAGGGGCTTCTCCATGCCCGGGGTTAGGACCGCCTGGTCAGCGGACCGCGCCACGGCCGAGGAGAACACGTCCCGGGCCTGGGTATCCTTCCAGTCCGCGGTGTTGGCCACATGGGTCCCGGTCCCGAACTCCTGGCCGCCACCGTCCTTGTAGGCTTTCCAGATGCGGGTCGCCATGGTGGCGTCGATCCCCGCCAGGGCCATCCGCTCGGTATCCTTGGCCGTCTGAGTGCTGCCGGCGAAGCGCTCCGCGGTGCGCAGGAACTCGGCTCCCGCCACCGTACCAGCAACGGTCTTCATGCCGTCGGTCCAGGGCCCATGCAGGTTGACCATCATGGACTTGTCGGCAGCCCAGGCCAGTGCGCGCTCGAACTTGGACCCCGGCATATGGTTGTCGATGACGTCGCCCCACTGATGCGACAGATGACCAATAGCCGAGTCGATCCCGACCCCCATGTCCTTCATGGACTGCCGGGCCGCCGTGCCGAACCCGTCACCCAGCCCAATCATCGATTTCAGGAATGGGGCATAACCGTCCCGGAAGACGTTCATCAGGCCGTGCCGCCAGACCGCATTGGTGGCGTCGGTCATGCGGTTGAAGACCGAGGTACCCAGATCGGTGATGAGATTGTAGCTGCGGGCCGCGTTGGCAATCCGGGCTGCATTGGGCTGGGTCTTGGCGAGCTCCCAGCCATAGACGCCGCGGACCCGGTCGCGCGTGGCGGCAAGGTCGCGGACCATGGCCTTGCGCTCCCGGTCGAGCGCCTGCGCCTGCTTCTCAGTCTTAGCGCCAGCCAGCCGAGCGTCGTACTCCTCGTTGAGCTGCTTGAAGACCTGCTGCATCTCGACATCACCGAATCGGTCGGTCAGGTGAATGTCAGGCAGCGCGGTCCGCAAATGGGCGGCAATGACGTGCTCGGTGTCCGTGTTGACGAAGTCCCGCACCAGCGAGGTCGGGATAGCGAAGTCGCGGGCATTGAGCGAGCCGCGGACCTGCTGCTGCTCACCGGGCGGCCCAATGACCGGCCCGCCGCTGGCGATGTCGTAGGGCAGCCGGCCGTCAGGCGCTGTGTTGATGCGGTTGATGATCTCGGCGGCGCGGCCCTCCAGCTCCTGCCGCGACAGGTCGCGATCGGACTTGAGGATTGCCTTGACAGCCCGGTCGACCGAACTGTCGGCGCTTTCCAGTCGGCCAGGCTCGCCCTTGAATTCCCCCGCCGCGATCTTCTCAGCCCGCAGCTGCTCTGCCTTCTCGCGCGCCTTGAGTGCGGCCTTGGCCTCCTGCGCCGATGTGCCATTCCAGTCCGCAATTTCCTTCTCGATCTTGGCCCGCATGGCCTGAGCGTGATCGGTCTCCTGGATCAACTGCTGCTCGAGCGTTTCAATCTCGCCTTCCTTGCCAGACGCCTGATCAGCGAGCTGATTGCCGCGGCCGCGAATCTTGGTCTCGAAGACTGCCCCGCCGCGGGCATTTTCGATCCGCTTCTTTTCCGCGGTACGCAACGTTTCAGCCCGCTGATAGGCGAACTTGTTGAGGCGCGTAATCTCTTCGGCCTTGTCCTGCAGGGCTTCCAGCGCATCGGTACGGCCGGATAGCTTGGCCTCGATCTTCGCGATATTCAATTCATGCGACTTGAGCGCTCCGCTATAGACCTGTAGCCGCTCCTTTGCCGCCGCCTTCAGGCTCTGCTCGCTCTCCAGCCAATCGGTGAAAATGCGCTTGACGTCATTGAACCGCGCCGCGATAGCCGGCTTGTTCCATAGCCGCGGGAAGAATGACTTGTCCCCCTTGGGCGGCTCGAGCGCCTCGGCCAGCATGGGCTTGCCGTCCGGTCCCATGGTGCGCTGGGCCAGCCGCATGACCGGGTCGAGCACCTGGGACCGAATTTGCTTTGCAGCCGCAGCCACCTCCGGGACGGCATGCACATCGCCGTCGGTCATGGCCGACGACACCGCCGTCTTGAAGTCATCGAATGACAGCTTGCCGGGCGCCTGCCCGCGCATGTCCTGGATGGTCGCAGCGGCTGTCGGCAGCTTGCTGTCCTGCAAGCCACGGTACTTGATGAACTGATCGCGCAGGATTTGGCTGTTCGTCAGCTGCCCCTCATGAGCCTGCATCTTGACCAGCCGGTCGACCGGGATGCCACCGCGCGCCGTGGTGATGCCCTGGTCGGCCTGGGTGAAGCGCAGCGAAGTCTCGGCCAGATCGCCCATGGCGCGCTTGGCGATCAGCGATGCCGACGAGAACACCCGCAGCGTCGGCGAGAAGCCCATCAATATCTTGCTGGTGTAGTCGAGCGCACCGCCCACGCCGGGCACCTGCCGCAACGCGTGCATGGCATTCTCGGGCAGTAGGATGCGCGACAGCTGCATCGTGCGCCGGTCGGATTCGGCGGCGCTCAAATTGCTAGTCAAATTCCGCAGTTCAGATTGCTTCACCTCGCTTGATACAGGAACTCCGTTCTTGTGCGTGATCTCGATATCGCTGTCGTCAAAGACGACGTAATGCTTTCCTTTATTCCAATCATAGCGGTTCGCTTTTATTCCAGCTTCTTTCAGGGCTGAAGTTGCCGCATCTTCACTTCCAGTTTTTTTGACAAGACTCTCATAGAGAGTTTGTCCAGTACTTCCAACTTCAACCCCATTTTGTTCTGCCAACTCCTTAACCTTGCTTGATTGGTCAGAAATTTTTGCACTCAAGTCCAATATCTTGTCGGGCTCTATTTTTATATTTGTTCGATAAACCGTTGCCTTCGGACCGCCGCCGGCATCAATGCTAAACCAGCGCGCCTCATCAGCGTCTGTCGTAAAATGAAACCCACGTCCAAATCCAGCCTCTCCAGTCCCTGTGCCAATTTTTGTAGGATCAAATTTGTCGAAGCTATAGGGCGACCCATGATATAGTAGAGTCTTTGTGAGGGTCTGCGGCTCGGGCGCCTCGTGCGGGACCAGCTCGGTCTTGTCGACAAAGGGAAGCTCGCCCTGGTCGGCCCGGGCCAACTCCTGCTCGAATATCTTCTTCTCGGCCGCGTTCGTGATGACAGAAAAGCGCTGCGGGGCCGGCGTCAAATCCTTACGGATGCTCTCCAGCCCATCCTTGGCTGCGGTTCGCTCGGCCGGCGACAGAAGCCCCAAGCCCCCGCCAACCAGCCCCATCAAGAGCGTATTCGTGGCGATGTTCTCAGCACTTTCGGCCGGCGTGCGCGTGACCTGACTGACCTGCAGCGCCGCCTCGGAGACGCTCGACTTGAGCGCGCCCTCAATCATGCCATGGGCCGCGCGACCGGCTATAGACAGCCCTGCGGCACCCGCGCGCACCTCACCGGCGATCGGGATGAACCAGGACGGATCGGTCAGGCCAGCCGCCACCGACGACACCGTGCCGAACCAGCCGGATGCGGCCAGCGTCTGCCGATCCTTGACCTCGGCGTTCTTCTTGGCAATCCGGGCATCTGTCTGCGCCGGGTTGACGTCGGCTAGCGACTGCTCGATCAGGTCGTCGTCCTTGGTGCCGGACAGCCGGTCGACCGGGTTGTAGCCCGGCACCGGCGCCATGTCGGGCCGCGAGCGGGATAGAGCATCCAGCACGGATACGACCGGGTTGTTCTGCCGGAAGGCGGCCCCGATCGTCTCCTGGGTGGTCGGCTCATGGAAGGGCGGCGGCTCGGGCAGGCCGAGCGGTACACGGCCATCCAATGGGTCCTGGCCTTCGGAGAAGAACGGCATCAGAATGGCGCCTGTACGTCGATAGCCCGGCTGAAGCCTTCAAGGGACTGCCGGCGGTCGCTGAGCTCGGCGGCGCGGGCGGCGAGCAGCGGCGCGGGATCGAAGCGAAACCGGCCAACCGCGCCGCCGCCAGGCGCCGTCATCACGCTCCACCGACCATTTCCGTCCTGCACCATGACCTGATAGCTCGGCGGGCGCCCGTTGCTGATATCGCGCTCGGTCTGGTCGTCAGCGACCAAGGCGCGGGGCGCGCGGTACTCGCGGTTGCCCGGCGTCTCGAGCGCGGCCCGCCGGGCCCGCGCGGCCGCCTGCTCGGGTGACTGCCGGGCTGGGGCGGGTTCAGCGCCGGGTGACGCCACCGTAGCCCCGGTCGCCTCCTTCACGGCATCGTCCAGCTGCTTCGCCATCCAGTCCTGCGACCCGCCGATCGCCGGATAATACCGCTCGGGCGCGTAGGGCATGAGGCGGTTGCCATTGACCGCCGAGACCGCGTACTTCAGCTGCAACTTCTCCATCGCAAAGACATCGGCCGCCGTCGGGTTGCCGGTCGCGGTAAAGCCCTCGCGGTAGTTCTGGTCATAGTCAGCCTTTAGCGCCCCCGAGGCGACCGCCACTTGGTCGGACACAGGGGCGCGAGCGGTGGTGCCGAACGGCCCAAAACCGGTCGAGAACTTCGACACGATCTTGTCAGCAGTGACAGACTTTAATTGCTCATCAGCCAGCTTTATGGCCGACTGGTGCGCGGCGGACTGGTCCGGATCGTAGGAGCGCATCATGCGCTTGGCGGCCTCGTCCGGCGGGTAGAACGCCAAGTTGCTCTGCCAGGCCCGCAGGTTCTTGAGCCCGTCCTTGAACTGCTGGTCGAACTGGAGCGGATTGGCCTTCTGCTGCTGGTCCAGGAACGAATAGGCCGCGGTCATCTTGGCGGTATCGCCCGAACGGGCCATGCCTTCGATGCTGTCGCGCACGCCCTTCTCGGCCAGTAGCGCCTGCATATCCTCGCCCTTGACCGCCTGGCCGACGGCGGTAAGCACGGCGGGACCGTTCTGGCCGGCGAGCGCGGAGCGCAGCGTGCCGACCTCGTCCTTGCCCAGTACCCGCACCGGGCCGCCCTGGAATACATCCTCACCGAGCTTGGCGATCTTGGCCCGCGCTGCCACACCGGCGGCAAACTGCTGCGGATTGCCTGCATCAAGCGCCGGCGGCATCTCGATCTTGTCAGGAAACCGCCGCTGCACCAGCCCCCAGCCCTCATCCTTCAGGGCCGTCTCGGTCTGCGCCTTTGCAGCCTTGAGCTCTTTGGCGATGGCAGCCTCGTTGCCGGTCGCCGTGCCGCCCTCTACCCTGGCCTCGAGCCCATCGATATAGCGCTGCTGCTCGGGCAGCGGCAGCTTGTTGAATGGCCCGATGACCGCCCGCATGGTGCCATACTGCGACACAGCAGCCGCAAGGAGCGGGTCCTTAGCGTCCATGGCCCGCTTGTGCAGGTCGGCAATGGTGGCCGGGGTCGCGTCGCCCGTCTCCTTGACCAGCCGGAAGTCGTCAGCGACGTCCTTGACGGTCTGCCGACGCTCGGCCTCATTCATGTGGATTTCGGAGCGGACCGTCTCGAACGCCGCACGCCGCTGCACATCGTTGAGCTTGAGCGACGGATCGGTCAGGATCGACTTGCCGAAGTCGACCGCAGCATTGGGCCCGTCCTGCTCGTAAATCTGGTTGGCATGATACCGAATGCCCTGGACCTGCAACTCGCTATGGAACTTGTCCATCTCGTAGTTGATCATGTCCTTGGACACGCCGAGCCGCGGATTGTTGGCCATCTCGCCGTACAGGGCCTTCATCTGACCGCTGTACTTGTTCCACTCCGGACCGTCGGTCACGCCCTGATTGGCCAGGGCGGTCAGGCTATCCTTGGCGCTCTCGATGCCAGCCCGGATGCTCGACTCCGCGCGCTGCAAATCGAGGCGCTCCTTCTCGTTCAGGAGCCCGCGGTAGGTGAGTGTCGTCTGCGAGTCGATCAGCTTGCCGAGCGTGATCCCGACCTCGGGGCCGGCCGCATCGGTATACTCCTTGACCTTTGCATTCTTGAAGGTTCCCGCTGCCGCAAGGTAGCCCTGCGGATTGTCGCGATACTTCTCCCGCAGCGCGATATCCTCACGCTTGGCCGCACCCTCGCCCTCCGACACTGCCGCGAACTTGATCGCGCGCGCATAGGTCTTGCCGGCCTCGCCGAAGATCGGAACCTTGTCGACCTTGATGTTGCCGTTGGCGTCGGTTGTGACGGCCTGTAGCCCAGCGCGCTCAGCCAGCGGCTCGGCCACAGCCTCCAGCGCCCCGCTGGCCTTGTCAGCCGCACGGGCAATGTTCTCGCCCCGCTGATCGAGCATGTGCCCGAGCATCTGATATGGGCTGGCGATTTCGCTCGGGCTGACATTCGAGCGCGGCGCCGTGCTGGTAACGACCGGTCCGATGGACGGCTCAACACCGCCGACCTGCGTTTCGCGGACAAAGGGGAGAACGTCAGCCATCACACACCCGTAAAGCTGCCGGATGGCAAAGACGTGTTCCAAGCGGCCGCATCCGTCACCGATACCGTGCTGCTGCCGCCGCCACCGGACCCCAGAGCGCCGCCAATGCCTTTGAGCACATCAGACCCTGCCGAGATGTAGCCGCTCATTATCGCCGAGCTAGCGCCCACGTCGCCCGTGAGCAATGCCTGATTGGCGGCATAGCGCAGATATGCCGCATCAGCCTCATCCTGTCGGGCCTGCTCCTGTATGCTGGATACCTCGATGTCCTTCTGTTCGGTGCCTGTCTGCTCGGTGTAATCGCGGATAGCGGCTCCCGTCGGGGACGATGGATCAGCATGAGCTGCCGAGCGGATCGCATCGATATTGCCGAGCGTGATATTGAGATTGCGCGTAAGTTGGCCAGCAGTCTGCGAAGCCTTCAGCTCGCCATACTGCGCGGCGCGGTCGAGCTCGGCTGCCTTGAACTCATCTCCCGCCGCAACACCAGTCGCATTGAGCCGATCAGCATTAGCCTGGCCTTGGCCCTTGCTGATATCGCCAAATGCACCAAGCCCGACAGATGCGAGCGATATGGCGGCAGCCGTTGTGCTAACTGGATCGCCCATCAGATGCTCACCTCAATGCCGATCTCATGGATGATCAGCGGCCCCGGCGTGTTCTTGATAACCGCAACGCGCGGATCGAACGCGCGGCCGAGCGGGCGCCAGCGCTGTGCCTCCTCGCGAAGTGCAGGCGGCTTGGTTGGGTCATCATCCTGATTCCACGTGTCTACACGATGGATGTTCATGCCCGTGCCAAGCGCCGGCGAAGTTCTTGTCAATGGCCCCGAGAACAGCCGCGACATAATGAATCCTGACGATTGCGACACATACACCGCCATCCGCGACACACGCCGCTTGAACATGCGCTGATGTACGTTTTGACCAGGCGAGGCATCCGGCACAAACGGCTCGAGCGTGGCAATCCATGGCTGTCCAGCCACGAGCGAGGCGGTCGTCAAGTCCTCACCTGCATTGCCCTGCGGAATGATATTGCCGTTGGCATCAACCGTATATGTGCCCATCATGCGATTCGTCTGATCCATCAGCGTCACCGTGGCACCGGGACCAGGAAAGACGAACAGCGGGCCTTTGCCGCCAGGTGGCGTGAATGGCGCAGGAAGACTGTTAACCAACAATACGCTATCGAGATATAGCGTGTTGTCGAGAACCTCAACAATGCTGACCGGCGTTACACCGTTCGGCGCATAACTGGTCGTGAATACGACATCGGAATTGAGCGCGCCAATCCAGGAAGCGGTGCCAGCGCCCGTCCATGGCGTCCAGCCGACATGGGGCTTTCCATCAGGCCCGGCATCAAGCAATCCATTCTTCATCAGATATTTGCCGACCGCTATCGTGCCATCGACATTGAGAACGTAAAGGTAGGTCTCCTCGTACTGCGTCGACCCTGTCGGGATTGCGATGGCTACCGGATTGTTGAACAGATGCGCGTGCAGCTCTGAAATGTTGTCGACCACATATGGCCTATAGTAGGCACCCGGCACCTGCACGGCGCCGATCTGCGTACCGCCGGCCTTGACATAGATGATCGATTGCTCTGCCGAGCGCGGCTGCACAGATGACGACGCGCCGAGCCTTGACAGTTGATTGAAAGAGATGGAACCGGGCTTGAGCGGGTTGGTTGCCGTGATCGGAATATAATAGATCGAGTTATCACAAAAAACGAACTCGGAGCCCTCCATGCCGGGCTCAACGAACAGAACCTGCGACTTGCCCGGCGCAAGCTCGAATATCGCCTGATTCGCCAATGTTCCGACCTGGAAGTCATTGAGAACGCCGATCGCAGAGTAACCGATGCCGGCCGGCAATGATGGAAAGTTGCAAAATCCCAATCGGTTCTGATCCACAAACACGGATGCGGGCCATCCCCGCAGTGCGCTCATGACCTCCTCGTCCCACTGGAACGTGGCTTGCGGCAAGATCGAGAACGGCGCCCCCACCAGCACAAATGTTCCACTCGGGCCCACAATGGTTTCACCAGCGGTGAACCCCGCCGTATTCTGCATATAGTTGACAAGCAGAAAAGCGGAATTGACCTGCGCGACCTCGGCCTGGATCGACCCGTCGGTCACCACATCACCAACCGAGAACGATCCTGACGTTACATTACCGGTCAACTCCTGAGACAAATTCAATTGCTGCAGAACTTTTCCGGTTGCAGTTGTTGAATTGGTGACGCCAGTGATCAGAATTTGCTTTCCAATATAGCGGATTATGCTCCCGACCATATTGTTGGTGAAGTAATTGCCGACCGTGCGCAGATTGATAGCGGTACCGACGCGATCAGATGGCGTCAGCGTGATGTTGCTGGCGGCAAACCGGTAGAATGGCTCATGCAAGGCGCCGGTCGAATCCGCCAGAAATGAAAAGTTGACGACGGACCACGTCGATACGCCATCCCAGCTCAGGATAACCGGGATGAACCCGCGATAACAAATATAGATCGACGATCGATACGCAGCCCAGACGATGCGATTCTGATCAGTCGTCCAGTTATATCCGCTCTGGGTAAAGACCCTGGCTCCCGTCGAATCGTAGACCCGCAAAATGCCGTTGTTGGAAAACACAAGATAGAATGTATTGACGACGCCCGGCGTCGCCGACAGCATCAAGATTTCCTCAACGCGTCCCGTTTCGAGAAACAGTGCTCGGCGGCCGGGGCGATTGGTCACCGCTCGAGAATTGAGAATGCGAAGATTTGCGCATTGGCGCGCACCCGACTTCATCAGCGGGTTCTCGTCGGCGCGCTTCATCGTGACGTCGATCTCGCCGGCCGAGAAGTCGCGTTGGGCCCCCTGTATCTTTGGGATCATAGCTGCTCAGCCTCAGGCCACCCAAGAAGAAAGAGCGACAAATAATGCGATCATTCCTGGGATATTCGATCCGCCCCAATTGTTGATGCCGAGCGGCGGCCACGGCCGGCGAACACGGCGCGCTGCCGTAATGCGCGAATTGAAGAACTGCCGCTTGGGCTTTTGCTGGTCGTAACGGGTCCGCGCGCGCTGCAGCATCGCCTCACCAGCCTGCCACATCTTGTCGCCCTCTGCCGGGTCCTCATGCAGACCGCGGTAGATGGCCGCCATGATGAAGTTCTGCAGCGCAACGATCAGCGTTGGCGTGCCAGAGGTGGAATCCGAGAGCGGTCCGGAATTCGAGATGTACTTGAGCGTGATCTGTGCAGGCGTGACAGGAGGGCTCGGGGGCGGCGGACCGCCCTGTGCATTGACGACGATCACCGGACCATTTGGGGTGCCGGCAATATCGTATAGGACCGGCGCAGGCGTGACGCTGGTGAAATCGGTCGACGTGTTGTCCTGATTGATCTTGAGCCAGATGATGTGGACGCAGTCCGCGGGGATCGGATAGGCAGTGTCCCAGGCCGTATCCTGCGGCGCGGTCGGGCTCGGCTGAAGCGTCACGACCTGGCTGGCAAAGCCCCAGCCGTGACTTTCCATCATGTAGCCCATCGCCCGCTCATAGGCGGGAGAGCTGACATTCCACTCATCAGAGCCGTCATCGGCCACATTGACGAGATTGTCGCCGCAGAACATCAGGGCGGCGTTGATAGCGCCAAGTTTATCGATCGGAAAGGTGTAGCTCATGCCGCACGGTGCTGCGGGACCCCAGAACGGGCAACGCACGTTAGGGGCGGCACTCTTTTATTGCACCATACCGCCGGTGTTTGGAGCTATGATCTGGTTGAGCTTGGCCGCCAGCAGGTTACCGAAGGCGATGCTGCCCTGCGCGTTGATGCCGCCGATGTGGATGCCATCGGTCCAAAAATAATTGGTGCTGGTGTAGCAGGATTGGCAGCCAAGGTTCGGATCACTCCCGATATCGACAAACCCACTATTGCCCGTCAGGGGCCCGGCGGCAACCAGCGTATTGAAGCCGGTGAAGCCGCCACCGCCGAGGCGCCACTGCTCCATGGTTTCCGATACGGTGCCACCCGTAATGGTCGTCGTCCCAAGCCCCGTGGCAGCCGTGTAATTGACAGTCGTACCTGTGGTGCCAGCGGTCGTCGTGAAGTTGCCATCGAGACTCGCGAAGGCGCCAGTACCCGTCAGCCCGGACGCATGCACGAAATATCCATTCGTGTATGGCACCGACCCCGACATCGTAAGACTGACCGCGCCGGTCCCACTATTGTAAGTCCCGCTGGTGATCGTAACGCCCGAGCTGGCCACCACTTGATTGTAGGAGGCCACGGGAATGTAAAATATCCCCGCCCACGCTGGAGCGCTCTGCGCGGCCAATGTCGTGTAGAACGATTGCAGCGACGCAAATACCGTAGCTGGGCTTTGTCCGCTGACATCCGCTTCGTGCTCACCGCCATTGAAGGCGAGCACGTTTGCCGCGGCCGTCGAACTCATCAGCGCCGCGTCGCGGGTCGAATAGTTCGATACGATCGTTCCAAGCAGCTCGCCGGTGATCGCTGTGTTGATCCATTGCACCGGCTGATTGAGCTTACCGTTCAGGATCGCATAGAGCATCGCTCCATAGCCAGATCCGCCAACGGTCGTGCTTGTGGTTCCCGATTGCGGAAAGTGACTGTGGTCTGGGTTGGATATCTCGCTGTCGCCGTCCGTGATCACAGTGAAGTTGGCAAGCTGCGGCACCACGCCAAAGAGTTGGTACATCCCGAGGCGCACGAGCTGCGCATTGGTGGTGGACAGCGCTGACGTGTAGATGATGACGGCCTGGACCGTCCCGTCGAGGAACCCCGGCCCGCTCGTGCACTGCACGCATTTGCCGATGATGCCACCGGTCGGGCTGCCTTTGGTTTTCCAATTACCATTCGTGACCGAACGCTCGCCCCAGAAAGCCGTTGCCGAGCCCGCCGTCGAGCCCGAGATCATGGAGAAGACCTGTGGATTGCTCTCTGCTGTCGTCCCGGTCTCGCCGCCGCTTGCGGTCAGATTGACCGCTGTTTCGTCCGACCAGCTATTGGTCGATGTCGATTTGACATAGTACGCCTGGAAATCCGTGGTCGCCGTGCCAAGCTCGAACATCGCCGGCTGATAGCCGCCAACGACGCTCGAAAGCTGCGACATCTGGAAGAAAGAGAAGGTCGTTCCCCATGCTACGCTCGGCAGATTGAAGAAGTAGTTTCCGCTACCCGATGGAGGCGGAGTTAGCTTCGAGAAGACAAAATAGACTTGTGTGCCGACAACGCGGATAAACGGCGCATTGGCGATCGTTCCCTGCGTGGCATCACGCGCATTACCGCTCTGGTCGTAGCACTTGGTCGCCTGACAGACCGTGCCGCTGCAGAACGAATTGAGCGTCGCAATATCGGTTACGCCACTGATCGCTGCTATTGTTCGCGATGTACTGTCAGATGCGCGCTGCACATCGAACAGATTACCATTCGCCCATGCGGTCGTAAGCGGAGTCGTGCCGCAGTCAAAAGCTGGTGTCGTGCCTACACTAGCATCAGCCGGAAGCCAGTTGATCGCCCCGTTATCGGTCCATGCGGCTGCGCCCGCAGAAACGCTCGTCGCCTTGAACCAGTGTGTATTAGTAAGGTTGACCCATATGCGACCAACCACATTCCCGCGCTGCGAGTCATCCTGCGCAGTCGGGCTGCGTGTGGAGTTGTTCGGATATGAGAATGCCGGAATCGCGAGCAGCAACCCAACGAATGCAGCCGCATTTCTACGCATCAATTGCATGTAAGCCCCAAAGCCCAGTAGCTGCTTTGATTGTTGCACATGCCTTGTGCATTTGAACCAACAAAAGTTACTGGCCAAATGCCAGTCTCAACAAATTCGCCATTCATGTTCCCGGTTCCGGTTCCGCCAATTCTGGACACTCCTCCCGGAACGCCAGCGCCCATGTTTTTCGTGCTTGCCGTTCCGTCTACGTATACATTCCCGCTTGCGCCGTTAAAGCTGTTCTGAATGCCGTGAAAAGACCCCTCAGTAGCACCAGTAATAGTCTGGGCGGTGCCAGCAAAACCGCCCATTGCTCCGGATGCCGTCCCGAAAAATGTCTCACCATTGGACGCGGTAGCGGTTATGTATATGACATTGTTGTTTCCCGTTGGTCCTAATCTCGCCGCGACAGCAGAAACAGCATAAGGCTGCGCAGCAATTGAATTGAGAGCCGTAGAGCTTGAAGAAATTACAGTGCCGTTGTTGCCGCCCTGTCCAAACAAACATGGAAGCGAATTCAAGCAACTGGTAACAAGCACAAACCTGTTCGGAGACGCGCCTAGGAGATCGCACGATGATGTCGTGCAATTATTGCCCTGCGTCTGATCATAAATCTTTTTTGCCGAGCAAACCCAGACAGTGCCGCCCGTGATGGTAACAGTCCCAAGTCCGGTTGCAGCCGTGTAATTAACCGTCGTTCCCGTTGTCCCGGCCACCGTAGCAAAGACGCCATCCAAGCTTGAAACGCTTCCTGTTCCGGTGAGCCCGGTAATAGCAAAACCTAATCCTGCCGTGCTTCCGGTGATCGAAGACGATACAGTCAACGAAACGGCTCCGGTCGCGGTGGTGTATGTCCCGGAGGAAACCGAAAAATTGCAGGACTGCCCCCCGATCGTTCCGCCGAACGACAAGTTACCGGTGCTGGCGTCCGTGCTTACATCCGAGCAAGTCGCGTCGTTAACATTGCACAGATTGAGCGCAGGATTTCCTCGAGTAGCAGCGCTGTACGCGCGCACTCCGTACCATGCTGCAGCGCCACTGACGACATCGCCAGGGCCGGTATAGCCACCCACAACGGCTGGCGCCCCCAAGCCGGCGTGTGACATCGGCACTTGCGCATGGCACTGCCATCCCGCAAACAGCAACGCGAAAAACGTCAGGTAGGTCGCGATTAACTTGCGCATGGCGCGACCTCAGAATTGCGCGTACCAGACATCGACATCGACGCCGCCGGTGCCGGTCGATTTTGCGCAGAGACCAAACCCCGCCGAGGTTTTCAGCCCCGACCAGAAATTGCCGCCCCACGTTTCCCCGGTATTCGCGGCTTCCGTTGCGATGCCATTAATCTGCGCGAGCGTTCCATTGCAGGTAGCCGACTGATCAGCTTCCGTTTCCAGCAACCATGTAGCCACGCCAGCCGCACGAGACCGCCACGAGCACACATAAATAACTTGAGACGCCACACCTTGAACGAACATGGTGTCGGTCGCGGTCGTAATGTGCTTGAAAACATGATTGTCGCAGTTGATCGGCGCCGCGACGTGACCGCCGGTCGCCCCGGATTCGAGCACGCCCTGATAGAGAGCGTTCGCGGGAGGAGCTGCACCCGTCGCCGCATCGAATGCACCGCCGGCATTACCGACCACCCGATCGGTCCATGTCCCGGACTGGGTAACCGGGATAGCGCTTTGATTGCTCGCAATCGCCACCGGCGCCGAATTGGCCATGGTGGCTTGGCCGTTGGAGTTAAGACCCGACGTGATGTTGACGCTGACCGCGCCACCGGCCGATACGGCAGCACATTGGTTCTCAGTCGTCGCATCGCAGACGCCGGTCTCGCTGATGACGCGAGTCGAGGCGAAGCTGATCAGGTTGGCGATCTTGCCGGAACCGACCGTCACCCCGATCGTGTCATTAGTTGCCCATGCAACGGCTGCTCCATAAAAGACCAGGAACAGAGCGAGGAGTATCTTGCTTTTCCGGCTCATCAGAACAAAACTCCTATTGCCATGGGTTGAGCGCAGCCGGTCGAGAGATCAAGAGCGCCAGTGCAACTGCCGCCCCCTCCGCCACCGCCTCCGGTTCCCGCCCCGATGCAGCCGATGTAACCAGCCGAGGTGAACATCTTCTGCCCGCACGAAAGTTGCGCTCCGACACGCGGAGACGCGCCGAAGAAGATCGCCGCGAGCAGGACCGCAATGGCAATCGAGCGCCAGATTATTGCTGGTATCCCCATGAATTCACATCGACGGCTGTTGCCGTTCCATCAGCGGTGGTTGTGATGGTGATCGCCGTGTTGACTGCGCTCGATGGAATGCAAGGAAAGAAGTTCTGCGTGAGCGGCTGACCCGCAGCGGCGGTCGAATTGAGCTGATAGACTTGGGACGACCCGATAAGCCCCGCAACAGTAATGGGCCCAATGGCAGCCGTGCCGCCGATCGCGGATACGTTGAACCCACAGATATAGGTGAATTTCCCAGATGCCGCCGCCAGCGTCCCAACCACGGCACCGGTCGTGCCGGCAGCATTTCCGGTGATCGGCGTTGCGCCCGGCGGATAACCAGCGCCAAGCGTTCCCGCCACCGGCGAAGGATTGGCAACCTGCAGAGGATTGCCGGAATTGACTGCGCCGGATGCAGTATAGGGAACGATGGGGACGCAATTGGCACCCGTCGGCCCCGTACAGGAGGTCGTCTGCCCCCAAGACAAAGAGACCGCCGCGAGCAGCGCCGCGACGGCCAGGACGAGACGAGACAGCCTCATCGGCCAACCCCCCGTTGGATCAGTAGAACGTGTACTGCACCGAAATATTGATCGATGCCGAATTGCAGGCCGTATGACAGACCACAAGGATTTGGTCAGCCGCCGGCACGCCGCCGTTGGCAAACACGCGCGTCAGAGCCGAGTCGGGAACCACAACGGTGTTGTTGGCGCTCAGCGCCTGCGCGGACACAAAACGCGTGGCCGAGCCGGAATCGCCGATGTCGACGCCACCCGTTACCGCATTGCCCGCGGTCTCCTCGAGGACGATCGCCGTGATCATCCCGTAGGCCGGCAGCGTGATCGTCGAGGTCGCCGCCGTCGTGTTCGCCGTGATGGCTTGCTGCTGGATGACGAACGTATTGGGACCGAAGTAGAAGCCCTGGCTGAGAAAGAAGCCGATATCCGATGCGGCGATGACCGCACAACCGGCGCCGTTGAGCGTATAGGACGGTTGCGGCGTGGCGGTCGAGGAAGAGTTGACGACAACGCGCGGGCCCGGCACTCCGACCGACGGCTCGGCCGCACACATGACGGCATGCGTGGTCTGGGTGGTCGCGGCCGCGTGCGCATCATGCGGCGCAATCAGCGCCAGAGCGGAGGCCGCAAGAAGCAGTAATTTGCGCAGGTTCATGGTCGTGCCTCCAGTTCACCAAATTGGGGATCGCGGCGGCGGGCCTCGGCAAGGTCCGCATTACCCTCGGCCAACCGGCGCAGGTTTTCGGCCTGTCCATGGCCGGGCTTCATGCCCGCCGGCAAACCGCCGTTCTTGAGCTTCTCGTAACCGCGGGTGCGGCTCGAGATGCAATAGCGATCGGGATCGCGAGTCAGCGTGTCCTGCGCATCGCAGGACCACTGCATGATCTCGTAGGGCCCGCCATAGCGCTTCTCGAAATCAGCGTAGTCGAGCTTGGCCTGCTTGTAGGCCTTGAGCTCCGATTCGTAGTCGGCCTTGGCCTCCGTGAATTCGATCATGGCCAGGTCGTACTCGGGGTCGCCTTCCTTGCCCACCGGGGCCTTCGGGCGCTTGGGCGCGGCCGGCTTCGAAGGGCCGAGGTCCCACAGAAAGACATGCATGAGCCGGTTGTCCGACTCGTTGTTGCTGGTGACCCGAATGCCCTCACTCATCGCCGCGTTCATCCTCTGCGTCTAGGCGCTCCTGCGCCCGCTCGGCGGCGACTTCCTTCTCGATCTCTGCATCGAGCTTCCAGCGCTGCGGATCGACGTCCAGTGCGTGCCGGGCGTCGCTCGCATGCATGCGATGCGCGACCGGCTGCTTGTGCCGCGCTTCCGGAGGACCGTGGTCATAGATATCAACCAGGTCCTGCGGCAGGAGGCGATGCTGCGGAATGTGTGCCATCATTCCCTCGGCAGTACGCAGACCATCGCGCGGAACGTGATCGAGCCCGAGTTGGCGATGACCACATAGAGCTTCACGAACTGGTACTTGATGTTGTTCTGCTCGTTGGTGAACGGAATCTCGTAGCGCGATCCCCCGATCGACGGCGGGGCTGCGGTGACGAAGCCGTTGGGCTGGTCCTGCGAGGCGATGGCGCCGAACTCCATCATGCCAAGCTGAATGGCCTTACCGGCACCGAAGCCCGGATCATTCGAGCCCACGATGATCAGCTTCTCGGAAGACGTTCCCGAGGTGGTGACCGCCGTCAGGTCAATGACAGCTACCGCGTCGATGCGCGGCTGCTGCGGCGTGATCGTGCTCGAGTCCGCAATCGAGGGCAGCGTGATCGTGACGCCCTGGTTGCCGCCGAGATCGACCAGGCCGTCGGCGCCGGCGTACTGCGCGTAGCCCGAGGCCGTGACGGCCGCTGCGCCGTCGGAGAGGCCATTGTTTGCGTCAAAGACGTAGGTTCTGTCACCCATCGGGGCCTCCGTTTGTGCGAGCGATCAGGCGACGATCGGCGCGTTGGTCCATGAATCGAGCCGCCCTAAGCAATATTTGTGCTCGTCGACAAGGCCGACGTCCCAGGCGATGTGAGTGCGATAGGTCTTCCGGTCCTGCAGCAGGCCGACATCCTCGGGCGTCAGGTTGCGCACGTAGATGCCGCGCAGCATGCCCTCACCGAGGGTGAGGGCGTAAAGCGAAGCCGTGACAGCCGAACCACCGCCGTTGCCGACCTCATTGAACTGCAGCACCGGCACCTGGTCGTCCTTCGGGTAGCCCCAAAGCAACTTCAGGCCCGCATAGCTGATCTTGGGCATGCCGACCTCATCCCAGGTCTGCATGACGAAGCCAGACAGCGTGGTGGTGCGCGCCGCCTGAATCCACAGCGGCAGCGAGATGAAAGGAACGAAGATGTAGGTGGTGCCGGACTTGCGCGAGATGTTGTTGAGGAACTGGTCGAGATTGGCGAGCGACAGCGCGGCGCCGCCGGAAGCGGTCGAATTGTGAAAAAGCCGGCCGAACTTGCGAGCGCGGACCTGCAGGCCGTTGAACACGCGCGGGTTGGTCGACTGATCGCCCTTGACGAAAGTGTCGACCCACAGACGCGCGAAGGCCGTGATACCCATGCGCTCCTCGTAGTTCCGGCGCTCCGGACCGTGACGGTCCTGAATCGCACGGTCGACGTCAACGTCGTGATCGATGATGTAGGTCGCCTCATCGAACGGCGTGATGCTGCCATGCCCGGAGCTCGACGCCTCGTTGACGGCGCGGAACTGCGGCACCGGCAGAACCGACTCGCGGTAGCCGACATATTTGGAGCCGCGCAGCCCCTCGAACGGCATCACCTCGAAGATGTCACTGTACTGCGTGAACATCTCGATGATCGTGCGGCGGATGTCCTCATTCGAGAACCCCTTCGCATACTCGGTCAGGGTGATCAGATTGGAGACAGCCATCGCTCAATTCCTTTCGCTTAAGACTTGCTTGCGCTCGAGGAATAGATCCACGAGCCGAGACTGGTATTGGCCACGCCGGCTTGACTGACGCCGATGATCGACCCGGAAGTCTTGGTGCCCTGCGCACCACCGATCTCCTGCGCGGCAATCTCGAGAACGCGGCGCAGATAGGCAGCCTCGGACGACTTCTTTTCGAAGCTCGGATCATTGATCGTGATGGTCAGGACGGTCATCAGTTCCTCGCGTCTCCGTTACGCTGAAACTGCGATTGATCGAATTGCCGCGTGTAGTCGAGCCGCTCCCGTGGCGACATCTTGGCGAACTGCTCGTCACTGACCTTGCCGGCCGGTGGCGGCGGCTCGCGACCGCTGGAGCGCGGTGCTGCGCCGCCCTGGCTGGTGAAGCGCGTGATAAGCCCCTCAAATGCCTGAACGTCGGCCGCGGTAAAAAGACGGCCCTTGAGGCCGCCAACCCCCATGGCATCGAGCCATGTGTTGATCGCAGTCACGCGCGCCGTGCCGGTCGCGCCGAGCTTGGCGATCTCGGCATTGCGGGCATTCTGCACCGCCTGCGCAGTCCCGATCTTGTCACCGGCGATCAGCGCAATGCCTTCGGAGAAAGCTTCCTTGCTGAGCCCGTGCTTGAGCGCCCAGGACCTTGCCTGCGTCCACAGCGGATCATCGGACTTGATGTCGAACTGCACACCCTCCGGAGGCTTGAAGCTTTCCGGCAGCTTGAGCTCGAAATCCTCGGCCTTTTGCGGCCGCGAGAGCTTGGCGACATCCTCGGCAGCTACGCGCGCAGTCAGCGCATTGACGTGCTCGCCGAATTCCTTGTCCCTGATCTTGCTGGCGGTCGCATCCCAGAACTGCTCGGGGATGTAATCAGGACGCGCTACCGTTGCCGGTGGAGTTGTTGGAGACGGGGGTGTCGGTGTCGTTCCAGCCGGCGACGACGGAGTCTGGGGTGACGCGGCGGGCGGCGCCGCGGGAGCGGGAGATGGCGCGGGGCTCGGCGCGGGTGAAGGTGACGGTTGCGGCGTGTCGACCACTTGCTTGCATTCCCTCGGCCATCAGGCCCATCAATTCGGCCGCGAAACTGCGGCGGCCTTCATTCCTCGGCAACGCACATTCATGAGTTGCTGGTGTAGTGACAGCGCACAAGACTTTCTGCAGATAGCGATAAAGCAACTCACCGTCCGCAGTGCGCGCAATGCGATCGAGCGCCTGATGCATGTCGTCGTCGGTAATCTCGATCATGCGGCAGGGCCAGGCGTTTCATTGGGCGCCTGCGAGACATGCCGCGCGCCGGCAAGCGCGGTGATCTGATCGATAATCGCCTTGCGCTGCTGCGGATCGCGAAACTTGATCATGGTCACGCGCATCTTCTCGATGATGGCCTTCATCGTGCTCTCGCCGTCGACCGCCATCTTGAACTCTTCCGGGAATGTCGGACCGACGATCTGCAACGCCTTGACTGCCATGCCGACCTCCTGCTGCTCGGCCGCCGCCTGCGCCGGATTGCGCGGCATGGTGGCGATGGCGCGGCCGTCGACCGTCACGGGCTGGATCGTGCCGGCCTTCTCGAGCAGGAACTTGAAGCGCAGGAAAATCGCCGCCGGGACCTCGCGCCAGAACGGTAGGCCCGGCGTGCCGATGCGCCGCTGTGCGCGCGCCATCTCATCGAGCCACTGGCCGAGCGTCGGCGGCGTATCGCCGCGCTGCTCTGGCAGGTCGACATAGAACAGCTTGCGCGTCGCCTTGACCTTCTCGGCATAGTCGAAGTTCGCAACGTCCGGCTTGGGTGGCGTGTAGATCGCCTTGACCGATCCTTCGGTGCCCGGCCGGATCGGATAGGCCATGCCTTCCTCGACGCCCTGCTCGACTGCGGCAAACGAATCGTCCGGATAGGTGATGGGCGGCTTGATCGACAGCGCCGCATTCTCGATGCGCATCGAGTCGAGCTCGTCGATCTGCCGAAAAGTAGGAAGCGCCTGGATCATCGGGCCGATACCATGCGGCCAGTCAGCGGTCGGGTTGAAGCGGCCGACGATCAGCGGGCAGGAGCCCTCGCCCTTGAGCTGCGCATCATGCACGAGCTTGTTGCCGACCAGGACCGTGTGCTGCCAGACCTCGTCCGACTTGTCCTCCCAGATGCGCCAGAACCCCCAGCAAACCTGCGTGCGCTGCGATGGCTTGTCCTCGCAGGTCTTCTTGACCTCGACATCCATCTTGTCCCAGATGTCTTCCCCAACGAGCTCGCGCACATAATGGTTGCGGGTGAAGCGCACGGCAAAGCGTGTATCGATCTCGCCATAAGGGCCAAGGTCAATCTCGAGCTCCCGCAACGGGATGGCCGAGACCACGATTGCCTTGGCCGGATGCGGCCGCTCGATCCACAGGCCGACGGTGCCGATCGCCAGATCAGGATAGAAGGCCTTGGTGATTTCCGGGTAGAGATTCGAAGCCTTCATGGCCTCGAAAATCTTCTTGTCGTCCGCCTTGATCCTGTCCTTGACCTGCTTCCAGACCGGTCCCTCGCGGCCGCCGGGCAGGTCCATCCCGGGCCCGCGCTCGCACCATTCCTGCGCCTCGGGCATGAAGGTGTTGACGATCTCGGTCACGAAGTCCTGACAGATCAGGAACGCCTGGTCGGTGTTGAGCTCGGGCGCATCCAGCATGCGCGCCTGCGAGGGCTGCACCGCTGAGCTGATCTGCCGCTGTCGGTTCGGAGCGGTGAAGAAATAGCATTCCTTTAGATCGAGCTCGACATACGACTTCCAGGTCCGACAGCCGGCCAGCCGCTCGACCGCCTTCTGCTCGAGTGTGTTTTCCTCGGGCATCAGCGGCCCGTCAGCGGCGAGATGCTGGAGCCGCTCAAGGCCAGCCGCGAGCCGTAGCGCGAGAGAAGCGCGGCCATGTCGCCTTGCGTCTGCAGCTGCAGGGAATCGATAAGATTGGCGTGCGCCTGGTTCTGCTCAGCCTGCAGGTTCGGATCGGGCGGCAAGAGCGGCGATGTGCCCGACTGCAACTGCTGGGCCTGCTGCTGCTCCTGGATCTGCGCAGCCTCCACCGCACCCGTCCCCGGCGGGGTGACTGCTCTCTTGACCGTCTCGCCCAAGCGGAATGCCTCCGTTGCGCAGGCACAATCGCCAGGGCATCCACGCTGGGGCAACGCACGTTAGCTTATGGCAAATTCACCAAAAGCTTGCTTGGCATGAATCAATCGCGCGGAACCAGCCTCCTCTTTTGAGGAAAAGAAACCGATGTGTCTATTCTTCCCATCGACTGAGATCATAGCCCTCCATTTGTTTAAACGCGGAACAAAATGAACGCCCTTGAACCCGGACTTGTTGTTGCGGTAAATATTCGTATTAGCTTGATTTTGGCCGCGCGTAGCCAATCGAAAATTGTTCCATTTGCTATTCGATGAGTTTCTGTCGATATGATCAATCTCCCGATTGGGAGGCTCTCCCTTCATAAAAATCCAAATCAAAATCGACTTCCGATAGTATTTGTCACCGACTTGAACATTCTGAGAGCCATGAAACCGACCATTACATTTCCGAAAATCTCCAGTCTCAGGATCATATTGGAATAACCGCCTCACTGTCGCCGCCGGCAGAATGTTCTTTGGCCTCATGCTTATCCCCGATGATCTCGCCACCATGGCGAAGGATGCATCGGTAAAGAGCATCAGGCCGCACAAGGGCAACGCACCTCAAGCCGAGAAGGTGCGCAATCGATGTGGTGCAGAAGAAGCCGAGACCGCGCGCGCCGCCGCGCCGGCGTGTCATCTTGATAATCTCGCAGCCGGCCGTGTAGCCCATCAGCGCTGACAGGCCGGCGGGATGCGGCAGGAGCGCGAGCTGCGTGCCGGACCACTGCACATCATAGATCAGCCACGCCTTGAAGCCCGGGACATACGCGAATGCGCTGACATGCTTGAAGCGCCCCATGGCGAGCCACGACAGCCAGCGCCGCGACGATCTGGTGTGAAAGACAACGTACCAGTCGGACGGCACGAAGCCGTCAGGCGTCGTGATCGGTTCCATGTCCCAAAAAGAGTTTGATGCGCTCCCATAGAGGAAGCTTTTCATGGAACATCACGCCGTTTTCAAACCGGAATCTCCACCCCCGATAGGGGACATATTTCACAATGGCAGGGTTCTTGGCCACCTCCACAGAAAACTCACGCGGAGATTTAATCGTCAGGATTTGATTGTAGCAATGCAGCATCATGCCATCACTCTCCTCAGCGAGCGTCGCTCGGGCCGCATGCGTGCGGGCGCAACCGTTCCGACCGGCGTCAGGCCGATCATGCGCCGACCCTCGCCCAGGCCGATGCAGGCATATTGCAGGGCATCGGCGATGTGGCTGTATTTGTCCTTCGACGGCTTGAGCTCGCCCTGCTCGTCCTTCTCGTTGTGATATCGGCCCGCCATCGCGACCTTCAAGGTGCGGCAGAGCGGCGACAACAAAAACCGCGGCTTGCCCGATTCCATCTGATTGAGCAGGTTCGCCACCGCATCAATGCGGGTCGATATCATGTTCATCTTCAGGCCTGGCGGCGCCAGCAGATTGATGCCATTCGCCGCATAAATTTCATAGCCGGTACGGCCGTCGTTCACGCCCTTGTCGTTTCCCTTCGGATCGCCATAGCCACGATAGGGACAATCGGGGTAATGCTTGGTGAGGAACGCCTTGACCCGCGCCGCCGATTCCGTCGTCGACTGGTTCTGCCAAATGATCTCGTTCTGCACATAAACCCGGTTGCCGATCATCTGCATGAAGACCGCACCCGCCGTGCGCCCGAAGTCGACGCCGATCACGACCTCATGGCCCGGCACGGGACGCAACGGCTCACGCGCCACATGCGTCTCGATGGTGAACATGGGCCAGACCGGCGAGCCGTCGACCACCAGCGCCACACGGTTCATCAGGCGCGAGTCGATCCACGCCTTCGACGGCGCACCGATGATCTGCTCCTGATAGTAGTTCGCCGGCAGGTTCTTGAGGTTCTCCGCAACCGGGTTGACCTTGTAGTCGCTGATGTTGCCGCGCTCGTCCCGCACCTCGATCAGAGCCGGCGGCTGCATGTGAAAGCCCCAGGTCGGCGGCCACTTGTAGCGCGCAAGCTCGTCGGCCTGCAGCCCCGCCGGCAACTCCACCTGCCCGGTCATGGCAGCCAGCCAATGATCCTCGTCCGGCGCGTTGGTATCGGCAATGACCCCGCTCCACGGAGAGGGCCCGCCGTGCTCGAGCGGCGGATAGCGCAGGCGCGAGCGAGCCTCGATGAAGATGTCCTGCCGGTCCTGGAAACCAAGCTCGTTAAAGCCGATGCCCGTGTATTCGGTGGAGCGCAGCTTGCGAATGTCCTCGTCCTTGTCGAGCGACATGAAGTCGACCACCGTCTCGACATCGCCGAACCTGATGCGATGCTGCATGACGGCCCCGTAGGTGAACCGCCCATAGACATCCTCCGGAAAACAGCGCAGCCAGGTGACGATCGTGGTGCGGCGCAGGTCCGGCATGGTGTTGCGGATCATGGCAAAGCGCGTGTGGCGGATGCCGTCGAGCGGCGACTTCACCTGCTCCTGCGCATGCCGCATGATGCGCAGACACAGCGCATAGGTCTTGCCCGAGCCGAGCGGCCCCTGAATGACGTCCACATTGCGATTGGAAGTAACGAAGTCGCAGAGCTTGGTCCCGGCAACGAACTGGAAGGTGCTCAAGCGGTCAGCCCCACCTCGCGCACCGACATCAGCCGCGAACGTGCCGCCAGCAGAATGGGGAGAATCTTCGCGTCCATCCCGTCCTCGCCCTCGTCCGAATCCATTTCCGGCTCATAGGGCCCCGTATAGAGATCAGGCGGCACCGTCTCAGGCGAGAGCCGCGCCGCCTCGTCCCCCGAGATCAGCGTCGCCCACTCATCCTCATAAGCCACGATATCATCGTCCGACCAGCCATCCAGCTTGAGCAGCATATGCTCATACCCGGTCGCCCACCAATGCGCCGACTTGGCCCCCGGCCCCACCCAATACTTGAGCCCAAGCCTGGTCATGAGCCACCACTCGATGCCCTCATGGCCATTCACATACCGGTCCGGCTCGACCCCCATCTTGAACCGCAGCGGCGTCCCCTCGTCCGCATAAGTCATGCCGCCGTCCATCGAGCGACCTGCCCCATAAGGCACCAGAAACCGCCGGCTCACGATCGGCGGCCGCACAAGAAAATTGCGCAGCCCAACCTCGCGCTGAATGAGCCTAATGACCGCCGATACCGGCGCCGCATCAGTATGGCGATGGCCCGCGCTCATGAGCGCGCTCTCAACATCGCATTGAGGATGCGGAGCGATTCCCGAGAAGTCAGCATCCAGCCATTGACCATCAGCACAGGACGCCCGATCCTGTTCCAGGCCATGAAAATTCCGTAGGGAAAATCGCTCATCGCATCATCTCACGATCACCTTCATGTCATCCCGATCAAACAAATTGCAGCACCACGTCGCATCAACCTTCCGTCCCTTCAGCCGGCGATTCCCGTTCTGACAAAACCCGCCACCCGCCCGGTCAAACCACTCGCAGTTCCCACATTGGAAAACAACACCAGACGTATTCTCAGCAAGCCCGATCGGCATCGCCTTCGTATCACCGCGCTCGTCATCCGCAGCCATCAGTGCCGCTCTATGCTCGGCATGAACGGCAACCAAGGCCGATCAGGCTCCTTCAAGATAGCCCGCGCCGGTACCCGCAGCCGCTCCATCTTCGCACAGTGCTTCACTATCAACTCCTCATCACGCTGCGTATACGGCGCTATCTCCACCCCCTTGCGCGACATCCGACAAAACAACTTCACCTGTATCAACTGCGCTCCCTGCTCCTCATTCGGAGACAAATCCGCAAAATACCCCTCCCGCAATATAAACGACTTCACAGGACCAATCTTCGCAAAATTCTGCGCCCAAGCCGCTATCTCCAAATCATAGCGCGCCAGAAAATATTCCGGAATCCGATCATGCTTCACCCGACCAACCGTGATCATAACACCCTCACAACATCAAGCGAGGCCACAACATTGCGCCCAAAACTGTCAATCCCAAGCGAAAACTGTACCCGCATCCCACACCGGTTCGCCTCGTCCATGACCGCGGCAACTTCAGTAAGCGCCTCCCGAATCCGCGCCTTGAGATCAGCCGCAACATCGCGGTCAGATCGCCCAGTCGAAGCAAGCGTCAGCTCAGTCATGTCAGCCCCAATGTCGAATACCCCAAAATATTCCAGGCCAGAACTTTTACAGAGCAGAGCTGGGCAGGACCGGAGCAATCAAGGGCAGGAATGTGCGGGGGTGGATCAGGAGCTCGACGACGTCGCCGGTTTTTCCCCCCGGCCCTCCCGTGCACAGATTTGCTGAGACGCACCGTCACTTGTCATCCACCATCTGATCGAGATGGTGACGCCCTTGATCAATCAACAACTTTTCGTTTGTTTGTGTCACTGGCTGTGAAACGATCTGAATGACCAGACCAGGCATGGTGTGACTTGTGCCTGATCTGCCTGCATTATCAGCCGCCATGCCGTCAATGAACCGCATTGCGCCAAGCTTGGCCATCTCGTTGGTTGATTCGTTGCGCATGCGCCTGGCGTGATGAATGTTCTGCGCACTCACGTAAGCATGAAGCATCTCCCTTTCCCGCTTCATGAATGCGACGACATGGGGTCGGTACAGTGCACACCGAACAGCATGGGTTGTCATTCCTGCGGCTTGTGCAGCCACATCAAGCTCTTGACCTTCCCAGACAATTGCCTTGAGTGCGGCCGCCAATTTACGGCCGATCCTGCCACCCTTGCGGCGATCTATTTGTGCTGGGGCTGGACTGGCCTTGCGCGGCACCGGGACGGCGCTGGACAGGTCGGTATTGGTCATGGTGGTGGAAGTTGGGGTGCGGCGGTGTGTGATAGCAACGCACAATGGGTGGGTAGCACATCGCTGCGCGCGTTGCGCTTGCTCGTGAAGAACGGCTGTCTGTGGCGAGCTTTGTTTTTCTTATAGGGGAAGCCTTGAAATCATTGTGGAATTGGATTTGGCCATTGCTCACTAAAAGATAGCATTGGGGGTGCGTTGCGAATGCGCACAGAATGATAGCATTGGGGAGGGGTGGCGAGGGCTGGACATCCCATGCGCTCGCGGGCGCTCCGACTGATGCGATCTGGCCTGGCGACGCCTGGTGAGATTGCCCGGGCGTTGGGGGTGTCGCGGCTCCTGGTCATGAACTGGAGGGCGAGGGCGGGCATTGATACGGCGGCGGCTCGAGCCGCTCATGTGCGGCGCCTGATGCTGCGGGGGACTGACCATGGTGAGCACAAGGGGGCAAACGGATCAGCGGCTGCGGCACCATTGCCTGCCGATCGTGAAGCTATCGGTCCGGTGTGAGAGCTGCGGGCATCAGGCCATTGTCGCGGTGCCGATGCGCGGATCGCGCTATCCTGAGCTCTATTGCGGGTGGTGCGGCGATCGTGAGCCGCTGGTCGAGCCGGTGCGCCACAAGCTCTGATCGCCCCTGCCACTTATCGTGGCGGCGAGCATAACCGCCATGGCGGTGCGGATTTGTGCCAATCATTCCGGCCATGGCCTTGCTTGCCCGCCGCGCGCTGACTTCATCAAACCATCTGGTTTCATCGCGATTGCGGGCATTTTTGGCATTTTGCACCTTGTTTCGCGGCCTTCTTCGCTGCATTCCAATTGATCGGTTGTTGAGCCAAGCGGCGCTTGGCTTGACGCGCACGACCAGCTGCACGAGCCAATCTCTTGATTTCCCTAGCGGGCAATTTGAACCGCGCCTGACCACCCTTTCGGCCGATCGCCTTCATGTGCCGTCTGCTTAGTTCAATGGTCACCGTTCCGCTACGCACAAGCCGTTCGTCGCGTTTCTGCACGCGGTTTCCATACCGGCGGACAGCTTCCTCATCGACGACCGCAATGAACTTGATCTGCAGGACACCGAGCACCGCCCCCATGGAGCGCATCCCGATGCGCCGGACCGGACGGGGTCCAAGCAGCTTGGACAGATACCGGTCCGGCAGGCCGCTGAGCTTGGCCGTCTCCTCGCCGCTGCGGTTGATGTGCAGGTCGTTGGCGCGCTCCCGCAGGATTCGCATCATGGAGGGATAGTCGGTCACTTCACCGAGCACCCCCGCCCCCTCTACCCCCATCGGCTTGGCCTCCCGAACCTATCGACTGCCCGGGCCCGGAAAGGGCGGCTTGGGTGCCGCACCCCCAGGAGCGGCTACGGACGTCGCTGGTGCGGGTATCGTGGCGGCCTTGGGTAGCCCACCCCCGTTAGGCGCGGGCGTATCCTTGACGGCTCCTGGCGAGTCTGAGGAGCCGCCGGAGATAGGAGGGCCGCCATTGTCCCCCATCAGGGCCTGGTCCACCGCATCGAGAGCCTCGTCGAGCTCGTCCACAGCACCGCCCACCACGTCGACCTTGGATTCAGCCTTGGCGATGACGGTATCCACTTTGTCGCGAACCGCGCCCATCTTCTTGGAAATGACATCGCGAGCCTTTCCTTCCGCGTATTCGACCAGCTTGTCGAGCTCGCCGGTCAGCGCCTGGAGATTGGTGAACTTGAGGGCCATCAATTCACCTCCAGTCGGGCTAAAGGGCGCGCGTCCTCATAGGGCTTCATCTCCGCGTCGACAATGGACTGGCGAGCACGGGCCGCCATCTTGCTGCGCCGTGCCTTCAAGGCCTCGAGCTCGTCCTCCGCGTCCTTGGCCACCGTCTCGAGCTGAATCCGATATTCCAGGTTCTGCTGGGTCAGGTGATCGCAGCGCAAGTTGGCCGCCGTACATTCGGCCCGGTAATGATCAGCCTCGCGGCCGGCCACTTCCAGCGCTGTCTCGAGCTGGTGCACCTTTTCCAGCAGCTGCGCATTCTCGTCGCGCACCCGCAACAGGTCGGCGACGTCCTCCAGAATCCTCAATCCTTGCTCGCGTGCGCTCATCCGTTCCTCCATATCGATTGATGCCACGTCGTTTGGCCATCTGATAAATCGTGCTCTTAACCAGCCCGTAGATACGGGCCAGCTCCATCACATTCTCGCCGGCGCGGTACCGCCGCATCAGGTCGCGGCGCTGCTGCGCGGTCAGCCGCCATGGACGCGTGCTCATCCGGCGGCCGCACCGTATCCGACCTCCCGCTTCACCTCACGCCACAGAGCTTCCGTATCTGGCGGAAATACCAGCTGCGAAAACGGCCCCTCGATCTTGAACGGACCGGGCGCACCAGCTTGCCCGATGTAGCTTTGCGCAGCCTCGCGCGTCGAGCCCATGGCGCAGACAACACCGTCATAAATCACCACGTACATTGCCTATCTCCTCACTTGATCCCTGGAATGTTGATGCTGACACCCGCCAGCATGTGCAGCAGCGGAATGACCACGTAGAACAGGACAATCGCCACCACGAGGATGATCAGCAGCACGTCGATGATCTGCCGGAATATCGGCTCGAGCGGGATAAGACCGACAATCTGCCGCACAGCCCAGAACACAAAGCCGGCGATGAGCAGCGCGATGATGATCTGGATGATGATGGTCATGCCTTTTCCCTTCCAGGCTCGAACCGTCCGATTGGACGGCCATATCGCTTAACCGCATCGTCATAATTGCTCAGAATCGTCCCCGGCGGATGCTTGCCGTCAGGTCCGGGCGCTGGGTCAGGCGGAACAGGTCGCCGCACCGGCCGAGATGGTGGCGGCAGCGATCGATATTTGGCAAACCGCGCTTTCTCGTTGATCAGCGCATCACAAAATTCCTTCACCTCCCCGGAATTCGGCATGAAGGCTGCAAACTTCGGTTTCGATTGAATACCGGTGCGCGGGTCAGTGGCCTCGCGAATAATATCGGGCTCATACATCGCCAATACTGCAGCGATAGCAGCGACATACGTATCAGGATCGTTCGCGTCACCCCTTCGGTATGAGCCCAATAATAGCTTGGCCCGTTCCGTCGCGTAGGTCGCTCGGGGCTGGCTCGTCGAATGCTCGGACACGGTCGAGGAGATCGTCGCACGCTTCCATGATTGTTCGCTTGCCATTGACCTTTAGCCCCTCTGCCGCCTTACGAATCCAATTGCGCCACGTTGCTGACCAATCAGCCTTGCGCGCATTCGGACCAGCACGCGCCTGCCAGTAGTCCTTGAATTTCGAGAGCTCGCTCGTCGTTCGAGCGCCGCCAATCGCGGTCTCCGCAAAATTGAGATCGTTCTGCGATGGAAACCAGTCAGGGGGAATTCGGGCGCCGACCGACGGTACCCGCCGTGAAACAATCTCCTCTTTAGTACTCTGAGAGTCAGTAGGAGGAGGAAGTTCTTTATATGCACTCTTCCTCGAATTCCGCTTTCTTTCCCGGTCGTAGGCCCTTCGTCTTTCGGCCGCCGTATCCACCGGAATTCCGGTGGATGTCCGGTGGAATTCCGCGGACTCTTGCGCGTGCTGTTGGGCCAGATCGACTATGCGTGCTGTGACGTCCGGTGGAATTCCGGTGGACAAAAGATAGGACACGAGGTCGGCAATGGCGCTCAAGCGGCGCGCTCCTCACCGGCCCGATCGGCCATTTCGTCTTGGATGATCTCGCGCATGATGGCCTCAATCACCTTTGACTTGCTCGGCTTGCGCGCCGCTTTGCGCATGCGCTCGATCGAGGCGACTTCCTCATCGGTGAATTCGCAGACGATGAATCTCTTCATGGCAGGTTCACCTTTGCCAGCGTGATAGGAGCCTTTCCCTTGCGCCGCGTGTTCTGCCAGGTGATCATCGACCGCCGGCGCACGTCGTCCGGCTGCGCGCCGATGCAGCGCTTGCCGTCACTGGGGAATGTCGGGGTGTCCTTGGATGGCATGGGCCGGGGGCTGCGGCGTGCCTGCCTCTCCCGTTGCTGGCTGCGATTGAGCTGGACGACGCTCATCGGACGACCTTCACCTTGGTCCCGGGATAAGCGGCCTCGACCAGCTTGCGCTTGATCCTGGATAGGGGAGTGTCCTTGCCTTTCACGTCGTCGAGAGCGCGTCTGACGTGATCTTTCTTGGCGCCAAGGATTTCCCAATAGCGGAAATCCAAGATCACCTTGCAGATGTGCTTGCCGTTGATGGCGATCGGATAGGAGGGCTGAATCTCAATGTCGCGGACGCGGCCGGCCCGCTCGAGTAGCTTCAGCCCATCGTAGTATTCGGCTTCACGCTTGCTGGCGAACAGATGGGGCTTGCCGTTGACTATGCGGGTGCGCTCGGCCTTGCCAGCAACGCTGTTGTCGACGCCGTATTTGCTGCGCGTGTTGCCGCCCTTCTGGCGAGCGGCCATCATCTTGCGATACTCCGCGCGGGACAGCGGAGCGCCGAATGGCCGATCAATCATCGACGGTATGTTGCTTCTGTCATTCATCGGACTGAGGTTATTCCCGTATATCCAGCGTGGTATTTCCACCCGATTGACGGTCGATTCTCACGCAAGGATAAAACTGCCCCCATGTCGTGTTCAGCAAAACCGCGTCAGTATTGTTGCCGTTTATATTTTTGTCGCACGACTGACACACGCACTTGTATTCAGACACCAGTTGGCGGATACATTTCCCCCGGGCGCATAAAAACAATCAACAGTCGGGGGTTGCGTAATGGGTACCGTGATTCACTGGGCTGCCTCGCGCGGCCGCAAAAAAGCGTCCATCGGAACTTCACTCCCAGATACCTCGCTCAACCGCTTCGCCAAGCCCAAGGACGCTTCCTTGCGGCCGGCGAAGATGTTGCGAAGGTGCCATTCGGAGCAGCCAACCGTAGCGGCCAGGACGGAAACGGTCATTCCCTTGCCGTTGGCCCAACGTAGCATCGGGTGCAAATCAGACATGGGGCGGAGTATTCCCACTAGGAATGGCGAAAGTCAACCCGAAATATTCCTCGAAGGAATAGGCCGTTTTCAGAATGACTTAGTAGAGTCGGCTATGGCCAAGAAAGCGAAGCCAGAACTCTCTCAAATGCACCTTAAGGACTGGCTCGGATATTTTGAGCTCGGTCCGACAGCGGCAGCCAAGCACGCTGGATGCACACAGCCGTACATCTCCAATATGATGGCTGGACGCAGGACAAGCGTAAATGTCTTGTATTTGGTTAAACTTACCGAAGAAATAGGGATCACCGTCAACGATCTCTATCGGCCGGCGCCGACCAAGCTACAGCTCGCCCAGCTGCAGAGCTATTCGCCTCAGGCACAGGCTACGATTCTCCAGCGCGCTCGCAAGAAGTCCTGACACTCGGCTGACGTCATTTCTGGCCGATATCGTTGCACGGGCTCAACTATTCCTCCTAGGAATATTTTGGTTGACAGTAGCCCATTCCTGTGAGAAATAGGTCCTCAGAGTGATTTGGAGGACTGCCCATGTACCGCGACCGTCTGTCCGACACTGACGTCTTCATCACCCTCATATCGGCCTTGGCCTTCCTCGCCTTTGCTGAGATCGCGGTCCTGCGGGTGCTGTCGTGACCGCCCGGACCAGGACTTTCGTACCGGCCGCCCAGCGCCCTACGGAGCTCGCTGACGAGACTTGCGATTGGGCTACTGCCCAGGCAGCCGAGATCATAAGCGACGCCTGGGACTACGCGCACGGGCGCCAGACCTATGTCCAGGTCAGGTCCGCCGTGGCCCAGCGCCTGCGCATGATCCGCGCCCGCGGCGAAGCGGCTGTGAGGCGGTCATGAACAGCGTCATCCCGTGCAAGAAAGGCGCCGAATGTAATTGGCCGGCATGTCCTCTCGACTGCCCAGAACGTCCAGGAGCCAACGTCAAAAGTTCTGCGCCATATGGCGATTGGTGTCGCGATCCTGATCTTTGCGCCGGCAAAGGCTACTGCCCGCGCGATCCAACATGTGGAGATTAGGTCATGAGCCGGCGTTTACCGACATTTTGCACCCACGGCGAGTTCGAGCGGGCCTCGGAAGCCGAGCGCCGGGAATGGACAGCGCGGCTGCTGCGCAGGTGGGGTAGCGACGAGGCCCGCAAGCTCGACTTCGATTGCCAGTCCGATTTCGACAGAACGGACAGCTCCAGACGATGGCCCGAGTCATGACCCGACCAATCAACCTTGAACGGCTTCACGAGGCGACGGATCAGCAGCTGGCTGATGCCTATGCGAGGGCATTGCAGCTTGCACACGATGCTCCGAAGGACATGCCGAATGAAGGCATGGCATCTCCGACATGGGCCGTTCGATCGCGCGAAGCGTTTCGCATCGGTGACGAGATTGCACGGCGCGAGAAAAACAAATGACCTGGATCATCGTAGGACTGATCGCACTACTGTGGTTCGCCGGCGCATTGGCTGTCTGGAAAATTTGCAGCATGGGGGCGGACTGATGGCGCGCGATTACATCCCGATCGACCAAATTATCAATGCGCTTCGGCAATTCCCAAAGGGGGCAACCTCTCGTCAACTAGCCGAACACCTCGGCATGAAGCCGCATAGCGTCGGGACTCGGCTCTACAAACAGCACATCTACGGACGCGGTGTCGATCGCACCGAGAGCGCCGGGCCGCAACACGAATACATCTGGAGGGCTGAATGACCCGCACCGCCGTCAAAGACAAGATCGAGACCACACTCGCGCCCGAGGCGCCGACTGCTCAGCTGCCCGCTGTCGCCGAGCCCGCGCGGCAGGAGCGCAGGCCCCTCATGACACCGAAGACGATCGCGCCTGCGATCTACTCGGGCAAGATCGCCAAGGCGGTCATCGCGGTGTCCAAGGAAATCGGCCGCATTCAGAAGGACGGCGAGAACGCATTCCAGCGCTACAAGTACACCCGCTGGGAGGACATCAACGAACGCCTGTCGCCTCTGCTAGTCGAGCACGGCCTGATCCTCGTACAGAACGAGTTGAGCCGCGATGTGATCGAGCGCAGCGCCGAGGGCTGCGTGTTGGCGATCGTCTATCAGTTCATCCTCGTGAGCGAAGACGGCGACGCTTGGCCGCCGGTCGAGTGGACCGCCATTGCGCGCCTGACCGATAAGAAGGGTACGCCCGACGACAAGGCCGCCGCCAAGTGCCACACCCAGGCCGAGAAACAGTTCTGCATCAAACAATTCAAAATCAGGACCGACACCTACGAAGACGGCGACGCGAGCGAAACCATGTCGCGGGTCAATCCTCGGGCCAAGGAAGTCTACCGCGAGATGGAAGCGCAGATTGACGCCTGTAAGTCCGCGGTCGAGCTCGGTGCCTGGGGCAAGGACAACAAGGACCGCATCCAAATCTTGCACCCGCAGTGGCAGAAGGAATTGCGCGTCCGCTACAGCGAACGGCTGTCCGTGTTCCAGCAAGATAACGTCGAGTGGACGGATGAAGGCGTGAACGATCCGAAGACCGGCGAAGTCGTGCAGTGAAGATCGCTGCCGCGCTCATCCTGTTTGTTGTCGTGTGCTTGGCACTCTGGGGAGCGCGGGAGCATCCGCCCAAGGACTGCATCGGAATTGGCAAGGGTATGGATGAAAGGTGCTGGAGATGAAAATGAGCGCAAGGTCATGGAACTCTCTAGCAGTCGGCTCCGCGAGCATGTTTGGTTATTCAGGAAGTGGGCTTCTCGCGCATTTCTGGTCAGAAGCGCCATCGCTGTGGCTTTCATTAACCATGTGCGTCATCTGCTTTGCGGGCATAGTTTTTTGTTCAGGCAAAGCACAGGGGTACTGGAGATGATGGACAGATATGACAAAGATTTTCTTGAACACATCGCCATGCTTCAGCGCGAGCAAGCGACCCAAACTATCAAGCTGCTCGAGGAAATAAAATTGTTGCTGGCCCAGCTCGTGGCCCGCACGCCGGATAAGGTCGGGTATTAAACAATGGGAAACGTTGCCTTGGCGCAGACACTCGGATGGGTCTGCAAGCGCAACGGGGGCGAGCCGCCATCTGACGTACCGGCTTTTGCCCTACCAAACTAGTCACAACAAGTGAGACAACGGGAGAACTCAGGTGTTCAATCTAAGCATTTATAGATTCGGCGTCCAACGCTCAGAAGTTTATATGTTTCTGAACAAGGATAAGGCCGAGATCGCCTACCTGAAAATCAAGGCAGCATTGGCGCAATACAAGCCATGGGGCAACGATAAGGATGCGATCGTTTCGTTTATTGGGCATGACGATCTGGAGGTAACCTATCGTCTTGAACACATTTCGTCCGTGTCGCTTGGCGATACCACTGTGGACGAACCTATGCAGATCGAGCACGCGAAATACATTGGTCGTCTCAACGCCGCCGCTGAAAGCGAATGCAAGAAAAGTAAACCCGAATAGTGTAACGGGAATTGTGTCTACGGGAAACTAGGAGGGACGATCATGAGCTACCGAGTTGTTTATGGCGAGACGATACCGGCATGGGAGAAGATTTTCCCGACGCTTCGCGAGGCCAAGGCATTCGCCAAAGAGCACGAGGGTTTTGGCGACATAATCTTCAGCATCAACAAGGTCGTTCCCGGTCAAGGGCCGCAGTCGTTAGTGGCGGCGATCGAAGCTGGCGAGGTCGAGGGATTTTGTCGCGCAGCTAAGTAATGCGGAATGAGACAACAGAAATGAAGCCGTTAGCAGCACACATCTGGAATCGGGAAGAACATGAGCACTATGTCGAGCCCGAGTGGTGTTCGCAGCGGCTCTTTCAGGTCGAGCCGTTTGTGCAGGAGATTTGGGACCCGGCTTGTGGGTTTGGACGTATCTGTGAGTCAGCACGGGCGGCAGGACATGCCGTTCATGGCACGGATATCATGCATCGCGGTTACTACGCGCAAACGGCTACATGCGATTTTCTAAGCTCGTCTGAGCGGTGGACCAATATCGTCACAAATCCTCCATTCGACCTCTTCGCTGGCTTTGTCCGGCATGCACTTCAGCTTGCCAGGGGCAAGGTGGCGATGATCTGGCTGGTTCGCCGCTTACCGGCCGCGCGCTGGCTTAAGGAAACACCCCTGCAACGCATCTGGTGGTTAACGCCTCGTCCCTCAATGCCGCCTGGACACACAATCACAGCCGGTGAGAAACCCGGTGGGGGGACACAGGATTTTTGCTGGTTGGTGTGGGAGCAGGGACGACCCTACGTAGGCGCAACCGACTGGCTGCATCGCGATAATTCATGATTGATGAGACAATGGAAACCGCGATGCTCTTTCGTAATACGGGGACATTGCCCTTACGGAGCGAAAATCGCGTCTCCGTTCTTGAGCTTTGCAACCGAGCAGCCGAAGCCCTCAAGGCTGTCGGCTTCGAGCGGGTACAGGTTTCGATGAAGAGCGAGGCCACCTACTACCGTCTGCCGGGACGACATGGGCTTCTGCGTATAGCCACCCACAAGTCAAAGCGGACGCCGATCGGCATGGATTACGTTGCTGCTACGTTGACGTTCAACGGCGGCAAGAGAGACCGCGATACCATGATTATGAAGGATAGTCGCTTCGAGGGAATGCTTTGGGTTGCGGTCGGGCAATACATCTTGCGATCAGGTGCGCCGCATGAGTCCAGGTATACCGGCAAACGCGGAACCTGGGAATCCCATTGTGTTCCTTCTGCTGAATCTACAGGAACGAAGCCATGATCCCGAAGCTGACATCGAAGCAGAAAAAGCACATCAAGGACCGGGGCGCTCAATTCGATAACGCGCTGGCGCGGGCAACGATGTGCGTCCGCTCCTGCGGCAAGCTGATCGGGATGGAAAAGGTGCGAGCTCCGATCGCCTGGAGAGCAGCCCTTGCCGCAACGGGATATCCGTTTGAGACGGAAGGCTTTGTCATGGGAGAACGAAGCCGGCCCGGTTGATCAGGAAATCCAAGACATCGCCAGCAAGCTCTATGACGACGCTGTAAGAGCCGCGAGACAAACATGACTCTCCCCTACCCGCCGCCCTGGATGGACAGGGCACGCTGACGAGCAGGAGCCATGACGATGGATATGGTCGGCCTAATTGTCTTCCACCTACCGAGCAGGCTCAGACTTTGGGTTGCTCGCAAGATCGGTAAGCCGATGGCCGGCGGTGGATGGATGATAGGGACGACAGTGGCGATCTATGATCCATCCGTCGAGGACTGAGACAAATGACCGACTCGGTAATTGAGCCTCTGAAGGAAAAGGCGCCACCTCAAAAGAGGGACACGCTCTTTGTCACCGACAAGGAGCTTATCGAGCGGCTCGGCATCCCGAAGCAAGACGCATGGCCCGTTCTCAAGATGCTAGACGAGAATAAGAAATCTGGTTTTCCACAGAAGTCCAAGCTTTGGGGTGGACGGCGCTACTGGCCGGCGGTCAAGGCCTATTTCGATCGGACAAATGGTCTTACGGTTGAGACTCCACAAGAACGGAGGGCCTCGTGACCGAAAGACCGCCTCGACCTGAAATCCCGAATGCTCCTGGCCTGCGCTGGTATCCCCGCGTGATCGGCTGGGAAGCCCGCTGGCGCGCCCGCCCCGACCTGGTGCAGGCCGGCTTCCGCCCGAAGAGTTTTGGACTCTGGCGCGGTGCAGAGCCCACAGAGCAAGAGATTGCCTGGATGCAGGACAGGTGTGAGCGCCTGCAGGCCGACATGCTCGTTTGGGGCCGCGATGGTCTCCCGCAGCCAGAGACGGCGTTTGACGGCACGGTCAGGTCTCTCGTGCAATGCTACGAAAGCGATCCGGACTCCAGCTTTCACAAGTTACGCTTCCAGTCAAAGCGCAACAGCCGCTATCGATGCCGCGTCCTGATCCGTGACTATGGCGATCAGGCCGTAGCTGATATCGACGCGCGGCTGATCAAGCGCTGGCATGCGGGTTGGACGGTCGACGGGAAGATCGCTAGCGGTCACATGATGGTCACGATGCTGCGGACCTTGATGGGGTTCGGCGCGACCTTCTTCAAGAAGGATCAGGGCGGGGCTGATTGCGCGACCGTGCGCACCCTGCTCTCCATGATGAAGTTCCCTAACATCAAGCCGCGCAATGTCTGCCTGACGGCCGAGCACGCCATCGCGATCCGCGCCGAGGCGCACAAGCAGGGTATGCCATCGATCGCGCTCGCCCAGGCTATCCAGTTCGAGGTGGCCTTGAGGCAGAAGGACGTGATTGGGGAATGGGTGCCCACCAGCGAGCCGGGTGTGTCAGACGTTATCGCAGGCAACGACAAATGGCTACGCGGTATCCGCTGGAACGAAATCGATGCGAACCTGATCCTGCGCCACACGACCAGCAAACGCGGCAAGGACATCGAATTCAATCTGCGCTTGGCGCCGATGGTCATGGAGGAACTCGCCCGCATTGGCGATCTGCCCAAGAGCGGGCCGGTGATCATCTACGAGCGCACCGGAGTTCCCTACTACGCTCATCAGTTCGGCAAGGAGTGGAAGATCATCGCGCGGGGCGCTGGCATCCCGGATGGCGTCCACAACATGGACTCGCGGGCGGGCGCCATTACGGAGGCCACCGAGGCCGGCGTCCCGCTCGAGCACGTCCAGCACCTCGCCACACACTCGAACATCACGACCACACAGGGCTACTCGCGGGGCAAGACGGAGAAAGTCGAGAGCACTGCGCGGGCTCGGGTGGCGCACCGGAACAAGAAGTGAACCTGTGCACCACGAACGTTAAGCGAAAGTGCATAGGACACGGATGGGGCACTGCTCAAGCTAAGTCTTTGATTTTGTTGATGCGTAAATTCATGTGTCATTAACAAAGCGGTCAATGAAATCAATGGGCTAGTGCACCATCGAAGAACGGCAGGGAAGAATACGGACGTGTGGGGAGTACGGAAAGCGAGGATGGCCCAGGGCGGAGAACAGGTCTGCCCGGTCGCCGGATGCGCCAACTGGAAAGCCGAGATCAAAGCTTTGCGGATTGCCTGTGAAACCCGCACGGCGAGTGGAGGTGCAATTCCTCCCACGTCCACCAATTAGGAGATCGGACGGGACGGTAGAGGAGCTATAGGGATGAGCGATCCCATTGATCGACTGAAGGAAGAGGTGAGTTTCCGAGAAGCCGATCCAAATAATTACGATGAGCAGGTAACGGCTGATCTTCGATATCTCATAGATCGGGTGGCCGAGCTGGAGCAGGCCATCTACGAAGTCGTGAACCACGGCGATGCCAGCGGCGATCCGGAGCTGATGGCCAAGCTCAAGAGACTGACCCCGGAAGCCGGGTGGACGGATTAGGAGGGTGAGAATGAAGTGCCCAAAGTGCGACGAGGACTGCGAGCGCGATAGCGTCGATGTGGGTGTGGGCGTGATCCACGGTCCATATGGATGCCCGAGTTGTGCTTGGTCTGAGGATTCCGAATACGACCTATCGGACGGCAAAGACCCTGTGGATGAGAAGGGTGGCGCAATCGATCAGTATGGTGGCTATCATCCGCCCGGATCGTCTATGGCCCTAGCTTACCGGTTGGCGCGAAATCACGAGTAGTCATCGGTCGAGAGACAAGAGGAATCATCTATTGGCCCGTTCCCGCCTCTTCAGTTCCCGCTCGACCGCCTGCCGGATGAATTCGGCCTGGCCCTCCCCCTCCTTGAGGGCGGCTTCGATCCTGGCGAGTGTCCCGGCAGGGAACCGCCCGAGGGCGGCTTCCTCGTTTATGCGTTTCCGGCCCATCTTTTTTCTCCGCAAAAGTGATATCACCTATTGACAGGCCAAAAATAGGTGATATCATGTTCATTGTCAACAACGGAGAATGGCCATGCTGATCGTCACCTGGAAGGAAAACGGAATGCGGCTTCGAGTTCTCGGTGAGAAGAAAGGGCGCCAAGACGAGCTTCGGATTGTGGTTCAGAAGGAAACAGCCCAAGGCATTCATGGGCAATTCTCTCTACGTCCGGAGGAAATCGAGTGGCCGATCTGATTGTTCAGGAGCCCTTACGGGATCGAATAGGCCGGGTTCTCTATGAAGAGCCCGGCCTTGACCGGAACTGGTACGAACTCAGCGAAGAGCGCCGAGAGCCGTGGCGCAAAGATGCTGATCGAGTCATCGCGATTCTATCTGAGAGAGGAGAATAAGATGGCGGAGACAAGCGAAGATTGGGCGATCAGTCCCCAACATGCAGCTCAACTGGCTTATGGCTTGCTTTGGCTAGATCCCTTACCCTCGATGCCTTCAAAGGCCGCCAGGAAGCAGTTGCTCCACGCTCTTTCACACGAAGAACGGAAAGCCGGGATTGGCTGGGCGATGAAAATCGCGGCCGACATTCGAGAAAATATTGGTAGCGCGAGCGATAATGCGCTTTTGCGCAAGGCCAAAGAAATGCGGCATGCCATCGATATGATTGAAGGTGCTCTAATGCGATGGCCCGAATTAATGGAGTTGCCTAAGAAATGGGGCGATCCGCGCCACCATAGAGAACTCGGTTTGCGCGATATCAAGGGCAACTGCGGCCAGCTCTATGACGTTTACGACGCCATGATGGAAATGCAATCGGATCATCAATTCTGACGAATTCGAATCGTTGGCATAAAGTCATCAGTAGACGCACAATAGGAGCGAACCATGGTTGATTTCACGAGACCCGGACGCATGATATCTGGTTCAAAAACTGAGCCCAAGGGTCATGTGTGCGTCTTTAACGCCAATGTGTGCTCGAAGTCGCGCGGCAAGTTTTGGTTCGGGGATATCGACATCACCGCCGACGCGGATGACTTGCGCAAGCTGGCCGTCAAGGAAGGCGAAGAGATTTACATTCTCCGCGAGATGGACGGACGATTCATGAATGAAGCGGAGCCGCTGCTTCACAAGTCCGTCGCGCGCGTCACTCCGGACGGCACAATAACGGTCGGATGAGTAATTGTCTAACATCACATCGGACAACGGGATGCGCATCGGAGAACTGATCGCGGTGGCTAGGGAGTTAAAAGGATGGACGCTTCGGGACCTCGAAAAGAAAACCGGAATTTCCAATGCGCTTCTATCGCAGATCGAGACCGGTCGCATCAAGAGCCCAAGCTGGCGCAACGTGGTCGCAATCGCGAAGGCGCTCAATCTGAAACTGGATCGACTGGCGGCATGCGACTGACCCATATCAAAAGTGACAAGGAGAACGGCTGATGCGCGTGAACGTCTACACAGAGGAATTGCTGACGGTCGGGAACAACCCAGTGGCGGCTGAAATCGTCGAAACAGAATATATAAGCTCGCGAACCGGACAGCCCATGAAGAACTACGGACTGCGGATTTACCTCAAGTCGCATCCCGACCTGCATTACGTTCCGGGGCGCGACGACGATCGATCCGCAATCACGTTCTGGTGCGGGCCAACGCGCCGTGCTGCCGTAGAGTTCTGGCGCTTCGTTGGTGCCATGGCGTTCGATGTCGCGGAGCGGAATCACGATGACTGACACGACGAGAATCGAAATCGCGATCTATATCGACGACCAGGAATATGCGATGCGCGTGTGGCCTGCGGTGCCACGGGTCGGCGATGAGATCATGGTGCGGAGAGTAGAGCCCCGCAATGAGACGCACAACATGGTCAATCGCCCTCGTGTCCTGGACGAGCATGCCATCGCGGTTGTCGAAACGGTCTGCTGGGGCACGAGCGACAAGAGCCGAGATGGTCCATGGAGCGAACTGCGGGTCTCCATGTTCTGCAAATGGCGCTGAGTCACGGTGAGAGAGAGGTCGAGAAATGAACGTCACGCCTGAAATGGTCGAAGCGGCGGCGAAGGCTATCTATGACGCCGAGCCGTACTACGAACAAGGCGAGTACGTTGACGGTTTTCCTGTTTCACCCGGAGGGAACTTGACATGGAATCAGGCCAAGGCGCGAGACGCCGAATTTTCTGGCGATGGCTTGTTTATCCCAATCACTCAGTTTCCATATCGAGCCGCACGAGCAGCGCTCGAAGCCGCATTGTCTAATACCTGAGAACACAACGCCATGGTCACGCCGCAAGAACTTCGAGACCGGGCCGAACTGCTCCGTCAATGGGGCAAGTTTGAGCTGGGCATGACCCCTCCAGCAGCGCTCGACTACGACGACACAATGCAGAAGCTTGATGCAGCAGCGGCAGAGATCGAACGGCTGCAGGCTCTGCTCACAGAGGTGTCAATCAGACTACACGCATGGGAAGGGGGTGAGCCCTCTGCAATGATGTGCGGAGATTTGGCCAAAGAAATCGACGAGGCGCTGAATAATGAGCAGTTACACAATAGCGGCGCATCTAGCTCAATAGATGCGCCACCGCCGCGCAATGAGGGCGTGGAGCCATAAGCGAAACGAGAGGCGGCGCGAGGCGCGGGCACTGGCGCGTAGTGCTCACGGCTATCGCCGGTTCTGACGCGCGGCTATCAGTAGATAGGCAGGCAAGATGAACCGATGCGAAAAATGTGGGTCAACCACGGAACACGTGTGCTCCTGGGTTTGTGTGGATATTTGCCCGAAATGCGATGGGTGGCCTGATTCAACTTGCCCTACGGATCGATTCTGTCAGCCTGATGCGGCATCAAAACAGGAGATTGATCATGGCAACGAAGTTGATTGATGTTCAGCCCGGAGACGCTCTGATTGCCGATGCTGGATTTACGTGCGTGAAGCCGGGAAGGGTTTCCGTGAAGAAGAGTGACAATGGCCTCTACTTTGACTGCAGCGAGGGCCGGCATTACCTCGACGGGCAGGTCAATGACGAAGGCAGCCTTGTAGGATTGAGGCGCATCGACTAGCGCGCGGCTATAGATGAACACCGTCCGCAAAACCCGCCTGCAGCGGAAAATGACCCAGCGCGATCTTGCCGGAAAGGTCGGCACGAGCCAGCAGCAGATCCAGCGCATCGAGAACGGGCAGACGCCTACGCTCGAGCTGGCGTGCAGGATTTCCAGCGCACTCAAGGCTGAACTGACAGAGTTGTTCCCGATTGAGACGCGCGCACTCAATAGGAAATAGATGATATGTGCTCGTGTCCTGAGCGGCCGAAATGCGAATGGGACTGGTGCGATGAGCCTGCAGACTGGTCCGTTTACCAACCTCAATGGGGATCACGCCCCCAGCGCTTCAAGCTCATGTGCGATGAGCACTACGGATGGTACTGCGAGAAAATTCCCGGCATCGACCGTCCGGACGGAGCGGATGAATACTGGCGCTCATCACTCGCCGATTCGCTGCGCTTTGGGATGATCAAGACGGCATTCGAGGACCGGCAGAATGGGAGAAAGCCGCTAGCGATCGAGGATACGGGCTACAAGCGAAAATACACCTTCGAACAGTTGAAGCAGATAGTCCAATCGAGACATAGATGATGAGTAACCGAGAAAAGATTACCATGCTCCCGGGCAGTCAGCCCGACCTCAAGATCATGATGGCCATGGTGTGCGAGGAATATCCTGGCGTGAGCCGTGGTATCGTGATCGTGTTCGATGAGAACGGCGACATGCACACGAATTTCCGGTGCAACGATCAGGAGATGGCCTTAGCTGGCGCTCGGTTGCTTCACCTTGCAAACACTTGATTCACAAGAGACGACACAATGAGACTCAATGCAATCCTAACGTGGCTAGCCCTGCTGACCACATGGATTTGGTTGCTAAATGTCGCTATTGACGCAAAATTTTCGCGTGAGGTCATCAATATTTTAGCTGGGCACGCTGACGCGAAGTAATGCCTAATGGGTCAATCATTTTCCGTTCATCGGTACCATGACGCGCTGACGTAAACCGTCCAGCTCCAGGCGAAGATTCTTCAACTCGTCGGCGACTGTAAAGGTAGAATTTGACTTGCGGTCGATTTCCTCTGATCGAATCTCAAGGTGATCGATCCTTTTCTCCAGCGTCGTCACCGAAGTCAACGTGCTCGTGCGTCGGTTTTGCTCAGTCTCGATCCGCAGAATATGGGCATCAGCCCTTTCGAGGTCGCGGCGCAGGGCAGAGAGATCGTGATCCACGGTCTTCTTGTACTCGTCGTTGGTCTGGATAGACGTGTAGAGCTTTGCAAGCTGGTCGCCGTCCTTCTCGCGCCCAGCCTCAAGCTTCTCGATCCGAACCGATTGCGGCACGATGACAACCGAATAAATGCCCCCGGCGGCTATAGCAACGGCGCTGATAGCACCGATCATGGTCCTTATCCAATCGGCGCCATTGTTCGGTGCGGGCATTCTCAGCCATTATTCTTGATCATCCCGACACCATGCCGAAGTTCGTCGTACCACTTGGTCAGCGTCGTGATTTGTGACTGGAGATTCTCAATCTCTTTCTTCTGAACCGCAACCGTAGTCACAACCTCGTTGAGCTTCTTCAGCTCATCCTTCATCTCGGTAATTTCTTCAGTCTGTTGCCTGCTGACCGCCTCGAATGTTCCGGCCATTCTTCCCATCTTTACAATGATAGCACCGAGAGCCAGGCCGCCTCCGATTATCTCAACCGCGACTTTTGTGTATTCCAGAATTTCCGTTTCAAGCGCCATTCCCATCGCCTCAAAAGAGAAGGGAGGCGCAGGATAGCGCCTCCCCATCAACTCGATTACTCCCCTACTGGATTTACTCTACGCAACTCAAAGCTTGTATTCGAGCGTGAGCATCTGCGTCAGGAAGTTGTACTTCGCCGTGCTGGTCGCGATCGGAACGGTGCCGCCCGTGGGCGTGACCGTCAGCGAGCGCGAACCGAGGTCGGTGTATCGCCCCTCGATGCCGACGTTCAGGTGATCAGTGAAGGCGTACTTCATGAATGCGCCGAAGTCCCACCCGATGCTCGTATCCGAAATCGCCTGCGTGCAGTTCGTCCCGCCGGCACACGCCCCAGCCGCCGTCAGGTTCGGCTTGGCGCCACCGAAGGCAAAGCCGCCCTTGACGCCCACGAGGAGCTTCGGATCAAGGCCGGCATAGCCGAGCTCGACATTGACCGCGCCCAGGTAGTTCGTCTGGTTGCTGATGCTGAGCACCGGGATGCCGCCAGTGGCAAGCGTGGAACCATTCTGAAGGTTCATCACGCCGATGTCGGCCTCGGCACCGAGCACCCATGGCGAGCCTTGCTGCTGGAAGAATACCTCAAGGCCGCCACCGAACCCAGGACCATGCGGAATGGAAGCCAGGTTGATGGTGGTCGGCGTGGGCGAGGTCGGGGCGATGGTGGTATCCATCCCGGCAAAGTTTGCCGAGTAGGAACCATAGCCCCAGATATAGAAGCCGCTCCAATTGAACGACCCCACCGGAGCTTTGTAGACCGGCTGCGGAGTGGCCAGCTTCAGGTCGGCAGCGCCGGCCGGTGAAATCGTCAGAATCAACGCAGAGGCAAGCAGGAAATTTCGCATGTCGCTCTCCCTTGGCGCATCGCGCGCCCTACCCTGCTTGGCTATTAGCTAGCGAACTAACGTAAAGCAAAAAATGAGTCCTGACTGATTTTGTCAAAACCCGTTGCATAAATGCCACTATTACGGCATGACCTTGGGATGCGTGGCCATCGCGGCTGAGGCTTGCCCCGCAATGACGTTGAGAACCTCGGGGATATTGGCGATCTTGTCCGCCACCGCCGCTGTCTTGGATGGCTCGGACACCGCTGCTGTGGCCTGCGTGGTTACCACCATGGTATTCGGCAATGCGCCAGCGGATGCCTTCAGGCCAGCATTGCGGCGCACCCAGACTCCCCAAATGGTTGGCGCAACGGTGACGATCGACCCGGTTAGGGTGGTCATGCTCGTGAGCAATACGGATTCGTCCCCCGCAGTCATCAGGCCGCGAGTGACGAGGACGCCGCCCAAAATCTGCAACACGGTACGCACAAGCATCAGGATTTGCTCCTGGTTCATGTCAGGCTCCACAATAAGAGGAAGAGAGGCCGCCAATACAGATTAGCGGCGATGATTACGCATACGGAAAGCAACAAGAAACCTATCGCTGCCGCAGTATCATTCACGCGGCTTGCTGACTTTGTTGGGCGTCACCGATGAAAACGGAACAATCCCTCCCCACCAAAAATGGCATGTGAGGAATCCGGTTATGAAACCGGCGATCCATGGGAAGGCAGGGAAGTATGCGGAGATCGTCCAGACGAACCGCGATAGCGTGGCCGTGTTGTCATAGAGGGAATACGCTTCCATGACCGAGAACGACACGACGAGGATCAGCAGCCACGCCGCCCACTTCCAGTAACCCTTCACGCGATTGCCCCTTGCACCATCTTAACCGCCGTCGCGGCGATTTCCTTGTCTCGCCTGATCCAATCGCCACCGAATCTGCCGAACGTGCGGAAGCTGCGATACACTGCGGCCCGACGACCCTCCTCATCAAGGATCACAGCGGGCACATCCTTGATGGCCATGACCCTGAGATTGGTCTGCGGCCCCCATGCGCCATCCGCCGTAATGCCGAGGCTCGCCTGCAGCAGCATAATCATGCGCCGCGTCCCCATGTTCACGCGAGTATCAAAGCAGAACAGGTCGAGGCCGATCGGCAGTCTCGGGCAGAACGGCAGCCAATAGCTATCGTAGTAGATCGTGGTGCCGATCTCCTCTCCTATGTGCCGCACGTCGCCTTCAGGAAGCCCATGCGCTTCGCAGTACTCGTCATAGTCAGCGTGAGTCAGGCCGCATTGCGTGGCCCCACCGGGGTCTTGCGGGTCATTGTCGAAGTTCCTAGGATTGGTCCAGTCGGCCGACGTGCCGGTGTAGACATTGCATTCTTGCTGAAGCACGAATGGGAGGCAGATTTGAAATCGCGGGTCCATCCAGTTTTCCTTGATGTCATCCAATGTGTGCTGACCGGGACTTTCTACGGAATTGTCGCAGCCTTTTTCATTATCGGCATATTGGTAAGCGCCGGGGCGCTTCCTTGATGGACGTTCTTATGTCAGCGGAACAATGATAATCACAACGTCAGCAGTCGCAGCCGACCCCTGCGCAGTGCCGATCCTCACCTGAAGCGTTGCATCGTTGTAGGCTTCTGTGCCGGCATTGGTGATCGTCAGATTTTGCGAATTGTTGTTCGTATCAGCGGCCGTTGCTGTGACCGTGACGGCCTGATTGGCGGCAATGGTCTGGCCGCCACCGCCAGTCCCCGTGAACACGCCTATCGTCGCGGTAGAGATCGATGCGCTGGCGTTGTTGAGGCGAACACTTTGGACTTGATATCGAGAAACCCCTGGCGGCAACGGAACGGGAATAGCGTTATCGGTATTGGCTGAGTTGAAATTAACGCCCGTCAGCTTGATGCGGGTAAACCCGATCTGGTCAAAGGTGGCGACAGTTAGCCCTTTGCTGAGAATGCCACCAGTGCCGTCAACGCTGAAACCGTTGGATTTGAATGCGCTTCCAGAAAACGTGAAGCCTGTGAAGTCGACGCCGTGGGTTACGTTGAACGTGCCGAGGGTTTCAAGATGCGTCCCAATAACGGTGCCGCTCGAAGCGATCGGAGGTAAGCCGTTGGCGGCAGTTTCCGCAAAGCTAATACCCTGCTTCCAACCAAGTCCGGGACCGTAGACCCCTGTCGCTCCCCCCGTGTAAAACACCAGGCCAGCATCGCTGGACGCACCAACAACTTGGGTAAAATTGGCGATGTTGACGCCCCAATTGTATTTGGCCGTTCCTCCAGTTGCTCCATAGTTGTCAACTTCGGCTCCAGACGCGACAAACAAGTTCGTCGCAGCAGCACTTACGCGGACTTGTGGGTTGGCGCCAAAGTAAGCCCCAAGCGCACCAGCGCCGGTATTCGTGCCTCCATCTCCGGTGCGAGTGTCAGATATGGAAGAGCCGCCTGTGTAGTTTCGGTTTGTATTGCTGGCGTTCGTTATTGCTGTTTGTACCAACCACCCAAAAATCGGGACCCGGCCGCCTGTCGCTGCTGATCCGCCGAAAATATGGACGATCTCGAAATCGTAGAGAATCCCGGCTCCGACAGCGCCGTTATCCGATGGAATAAAAATGCCATCCATGGCGGTGCTGGATGTGCCGCTGCCACCCGCAAAGCCGGGGAATGTCGATCCTGAAATGCTCTGATTGATGAGCAGCCCTTGAGTCGTCGAATTGGCCGGCGGGCTTATCACTAACGGCGTCGAATTCCCGACAATCGAGCCGACTGCCGACAGCGGCACCTGAAAGAAAGTCTTGGCTACGCTGTCATATCCGAGCAAATAGTCTGTCGGGAAATTTGCGGTCTGTGGAGGGTTCTGAATTCCAAGATTGGAGATGTTGAAGCCGACAGTCCAGATGCCGTTCTGCTTGGTGATGGTGACTGGACCTGTGCCTGTCACCAGCGCCGGGAATGGCACATTGGTATTGAGGCGGATTGTTGCGGGAGCGGCCATGCTAGTTCGTCGTGCCGCCGTACAACACGGGCAGCCTCCCTGTGAATATCTGGCGCGTGTTCACGCTATCGGTCATGGTCATGCAGGCCAGGAACGTCCGCGCATAGGTGTTGGATTGCGAGTTGTAGGGAACATCCAGGATGGTCCTGAAGACGCTCTCCGGGATGGAGATTTGGAAAAAGCCGATATCGATGATCGTGATGCCGTTCCCGAGGCCAGCTACCAGGATTGGCCCCTGGTCGTCAGGCGTGCCGAAGTCGTACCAGGCGATATAGCCAGAACCCGTATTGTTGGGCGTCTCGCCGCGTATCTCGAACTGGAATGTCCATCCGATCTGGCAAACCAGTGCGCCGTTCGAGCTCGTATAGCTCGTCACGTAGCCGACCATCGTATTAAGGCCGGTCGCTGTATCGGCAATGGTGACGGGATCGCCGGGCTTGATGCCGAGGCCCGCGCCGACAGTCAACGGAAGAGCGGATAGCTGGCTGCCGATCGGGAATGTCGGGATGGTGATCGGCGTGGTGGATGTGGTGACGATCGCGCCATCGGTGACGGTCCACGCGCTCGACGTGAAACTCGAGCCAGGATTGGCGAGCGTCGTGCCGCTCAGATTGATGGGCGAGCCCGTATCGTCATCGAACAGCGAACCAAATGTGAGGAAGTCCTCCCGGTTCGTGAACTGCGGGAAGTAGACCGGAGTTGAGTACATATCAGAGCTTTATATTGATTGACAGGTGTGCCAGAGGTTCATATGGTCTATAATGCCTGTGAAACCAAAGCCATTGCCGCCTCTTTCAGTGCTCAAAGCGGCCTTCCTGCATGATCCAAAAACAGGTCGGCTGATCAACAAAGTTTCGCGGACTTCTCGCAAGGCCGGAGAATTTGCTGAGTCGTACAATGTTGCTGGATATGCAGTCGTCCACTTGAACGGAAAGAATTATCTTGCTCATCGCGTTATTTGGAAAATGATTTACGGAAAGGACCCAGTCGGTTATCTCGATCATAAGAATTCTAAGGACCGTTCTAATAACCGAAAAGACAATCTTCGCGAAGCAACACATCAACAAAATATGTTCAATCTGCGCGTTCGCCGGGATAGTTCTACTGGCATTAAGGGCGTCCACCGTAGGAAGGGAAGCGGCAAGTTTCGCGCCTATATTTCCGTCAGTGGGCGCCGAGAATGGCTTGGAAACTTCCCAACCATTGAAGAAGCGGCAGCGGCCGTCCGTCAACGGCGGATCGAAATCCATGGAGCCTATGCAAGTCATTGATATATAATCATAATTTCACATACCAACTTCCCGTCAGCGCGGCGCTCAGGACATTGTGCGAGCTGCCCGAGCCGAGAGCGCTGATTGTGCCGGCGGGCGTAATGGTCACCGTTGGCGTGAAGTTGCCAGTGTTGAAGGCTGCGAAACCGCCGCCACCGAGAGTGCCTGCGGTGCTCGACGTAACTTGCTGATTGCCGCTCCACGTCTGCTGCGTGCCGGTAAAGGTGGGCGACACCGCCGGCAACTGCGCCTGTGTTAGCGTATGATTATCCTCGCCCGCGGTCGCGCCCGGCGTTGTCGGCGTATCGCCGCCTGACGTGATGTTCTGCGCGAGCAGAAGGCCGAGCGGGGCATTGCCCATGTCATCAACACCGACACCGCATATGCGCGCGCGGCAGTCATAGACCGTAATCGTCTTGTTGGCATTGAAGTCGGCCAAGCCGGATGCGCCCTTGCCGCCCGCGACCGTACAGAGGTGGCAGTTGGTCCACAGATAGACGAACAGAGCTTGCGTATCGGCATTGGCTCGGCCCGTTGCGCCTGACGTAGCGCTGCCGATCGTCAGCCCATTGGCCTTGACCCATCCGGTGATAGTCTCGCCGGTCGGCCGGAACTTCAGGTCTCCTGTCGCGAAGATCGTGGTCGGATCGATGCCGCCGCCGCCCCCCGACCCACCTGACGGCCCGATGACGAGCGCGGACGGATAGTCGAACTGCACCACACCTCCCGCATCTGTTAGGCGGATGTGGACGGACCCATTGGCGAGGTAAAATGCGGGGACACGGCCATTTGCATCAAGCGGCAAGGGCCATGGATTCTGGATCGTCAGCGCTGTATCCTGGAACGAGTTCTGACGGGTGGCGACCGTGCCAACCTGATAGAAATACAGCAGGCCGCCAATGAGTGGCGTTCCGCAGGCATTGGCAGCGGTCGAGCATCCCACGAATGAGAATTGCTGGGTCAGGGAGACCGGCAGCGTGCCTTGCGCCGATGCCGGTGCGTAGCCGAATAGCAATAGGAGGGCAGCAATGGTAACTCTTGCTCGTATTGCAGTTAGTTTCATCGTCATAACAGGGGTCCTGTTTTGGGCAACGTCAGGCGACGATTGGCATTGGCATGACCATCCGTTTGAACAAACGCTAATCATTTTCTGGCCGTGGTCAGTATTGTTGTTGAGCATTGCGCCTTTGATCATCATCAAAGCGATAGACAACAGATGATCTTCTTCATCGTCTGCTTGGTTTCCGTTTATTCCATCACTGAAGGGATGATCGTGTTCCCTTGGTCGGGCTGGCTATTGCTGGCCCTGATCTTCTGCCGGCGCCGTAAGTCGACGCTGGACAGCCTGCGTGATGTGCTCGGCCCGGATGCCTAGATTGTTGGCGAGATTGCGGGTCGCCAAATTGAAGGCGGTCGTCCGTGCTGGCGTTGGCGAGGCAAGAAGCGTCTGATAGGCGCGCGACCATTTCGAAGCCGACGCAGCGCTGGCCGGACTCGCAAGCCATCTCGTGAACATCCAGAGTGCAGCCGTCGATCCTGCACCGATAGCCGTTCCGCCGCCAAGCCCACCTGTAGCCACGTCAGTCGCGAGCAATGCTGCGTCCTTCGCCACATCCATCAGCACCAGGAACGAGGCGGAATGCGATGTGCTGCTTTCCCGCAGCGCGCCTTTGATGTGCTGACCCATCTGCGCGATAGCCTCGATCGAGGCCCGGTGCGCAGGACTTGGTGTAAATGGTGTCAGGTCGCCATGCTCCTCGCGCAGCCGGTTTACGGCTGTCACGAACTTGGCAAGGCTGAATTGGCCGGTCGCCGGATTGAATCCGAGCGCCCGCAATGTCGGGTCGTCAGCGTGCTTGTTGAGAATGCCCTGTAGCTTCTTGTTCGCCTGTGAGAGCGGACCAAATCGGCTTTCGGCCGCATCGAAGGCCCGCTGCGCACGAGCCCCGCCCTGCCGCCCGATATTGTCCCGTATGTCCGCCGTCATGGCACGGGTAATTTGGTTATAGTCCGCAGCGTTGTAGCCGGGATGAGGGGTCGCCACATTACCGGCCTCGCGCGCGTCCACCCGCGCCCGGTGTGCACCGTTGAAGCTGGCGCCCTGCCCGATATTCTCGAATTGCTCGAGCCCCTGATCAGGATTGGGATGCCCGGCAGCCGTGCGTGCGGCCTTGACCCTTTGCACCGCGGCAGCCGTGCGCGGCATCGGCATGACCCGATCGGGAGCAATCTGGCCACGCACATTGCCATAAAGGCCGTCTATGGCCTGCCGATTGGCGTCTATAGCGTCCTGAATGCGCGATTGACCGGCAACGGTGCCGGCCGCCTCCTCGGTCTGCGCAACTCGCTCGCCAATCTTCTCGCCGGCAAACGGCACCTGCCGCAGCTTGGCGGTCGTCGCCTGCACCGCAGAGCTATCCGAAACCACTCCGCGCGGCAGCGGTGCCCCGATGATATCGGCCGTGCGTGCGGCCTGCTGACCAGGTGTTGTTCCGGTGGTCAGGCGAGGTCCTACGGCAGCCCCGAGAGCACCACCCAGCCCGAGGCCAATAAGCCCGGTTGTCGCCCCACGGGTCGCTATATCGCTTGGGGATGCCCCCTCGCTAGTGGCCTCGCCAGTGCCATAGAGAGCGCCGCCTATGGCGCCTGTGCGCGCCCCCTGTATCGCCCTGGCCCCAATGCCACCCGCACGCATGGCGCCTGCGCCGGGGACTGGCATCGCCAGGGTGCCCGCCAACTGTCCGGCGAGGTAAATCTGCGGATGCTGCTCCTTGGCGAGGTCCTGGTTCTCAAGCGCCGCCTGCCGCCCGCGGTTATAGGCGTCCTGCACATCCGGATCGGGATGACCGGAGAGATAGCCACTGAGGAGCTTGGCCGCCCCAAGAACAGGCCGCAATGCCGCAGCGCCGCTCGCCCGCTCCTCTGGCGTCTTAGGCTCGGGCAGCCCAGACGCGGACGCAACGCCTTCCAGAGCCGGCGAGAAGCCGAATGTGAGCCCTTCCGCAGCAGCGGTGCCAAGAGCCTCCCCACCGCTTACCTGCCGCTTTGGCGGCGGTGGCGTGTCGTGGTCGTCCGCAAAGGGATCGCCCGCTGGCCCCGCAGGAGCGACGCCAGTCCCGCTCGCGCCCCGCGCCGGTGCGTCGAGGTCATCGGCAAACGGGTCGACCGGAGGCGGCTCGACGCCTCGCGGATGTACAACACCGACATATGTGGGCGTCATTTGGCGTACTTGATATCCCCGTTCGGGGTCCGGTACGGGTCACCCGACTTGAGCCCTTGCGCCTGTTTCCATGCCTGCGCCTGCGCCGGGGTCTTGATCGTCGGCGGGGCCTCTGGAGCGCCCAGCAGGGTCGGATTGGCGGCCTCTTGGTCCGTGAATGCCGGATGGGCCTTGACATAATCCGCCACCTGCTTGGCGAAGCCGTCATCCAACACGCCGCCATGCTTGGCCCGATAGTCGATCGCCATGTCACGAATCTGCGTCGAGCGCTGGCCGATCCGGTCCATGATGTTGATCAGCATACGGTTACCCCAAACCGTATTCTGCAGGTTGGGGTTCGATTTCACTACCTGCTCGATCTGCTGCGAGAAGATACGCGCGCTGGCGCCACCCGCCTCCATGAGCTGATCGCGCTGCTGGTTGACCGCGCTCAATGTGGTAATGGCGTTGATCTTCTCGAGGCCCTGTTGCAGGGTTGCCGCGGCCGGCGAACCGAACAGATCGCGGACCTTGTTCATGGCAAGCGAGGCATCTGCGCCAATGCCGGTATAGGTGCGCGGGTCGCTCAGAATGCCGTGCGCTAGCGTCAGCACGGGCTTCATATCGCGCTCGTATTGCGTCGCGGAAGCCTGAATGCCTTCCCATGTTTTGCCGGACTGGTCGATGGTCTGCTTTTGGGTTGCCGTGGCCGCGGTCGTCCCAGATGCGAGGTTCTTCTGCTCGGGGGTCAATTCGACATTCTTGCCGAGAATATCGCGGATTTGCTTGGCAGTTGCATCGTGGGCTTCCGCTGCCTTTTCATAGGTCTGCGCTTGAGCAGTATCCCCGAGTGCTCCATAGCGCGCCCCCTGCTGGCGAAGATAGGTGGCCGCCTTTTCATGATTGCGAGCGGTGCCTTCGCTATAGAAGCCATTGGGCACGCTGCTGCCGCCGGGTTGCGGCGTCGCCTGGGCGGTTTGCTGTGGCTGAGTATTGGGCGAACTCGCGCCCATGAACGGCGCAGGGCTTGGCCCCGCATTATCCGAACCCATAATCTGCTCGCCGCCTGGCAAAATGCTTCCAGGCGGCTTGCCGGTAATGCTGCCCGGTCCCGCATTTGTCTGCGGCATGTGGGCATCGGCGGATGGCTGCGTAGGCGGCGGCGCGTTCCCCGGCGCAGGATTACCTGTGCCTACAGAAGGGGCACCGAAGCCGCCTGAAATCTTGTCTGCGTTCTGAAAATCCGTCGCGGATTGATTAGCGAGCTGCATCCTTAGAAGCTGCGGCAACATCTGCTGCGCAGCTTCCGTTCCGCCAAGACGCGAGATTGTATCAGCTACCTTATTGTAATCGACGTTGCCATTCTCATCCTTTGGAAGGCCATTTTGAAATGCTGTCTGCTGCGCGCGCTTCTGCGCATACTGTTGGCCCTCTTGGAACTGCTCAGGAAGTTTGCCGATCCAACTAAAATCAACAAGAGGCGCTGCATAGTTCGGAGGCCGAGGTGCGCCCGGAAGCTCCACATTGTCATAGGCGGCCATCAGGCAAATGCCCCGAATATACTCTTGCCAACATTACCAAGGCCACCAAGCGCCTGGCCTCCGACCGTATTCGATCCAAGGCTAGCTACTCCGCCAAGCGCATTCCAGAAGTTCGCGGAGGCATTGAGCGGCGCGAGATCGGCCGATGCCTGCGCATTGCCCTGGCCTACCTGCGTGCCATAGGCCGCATTGCCCTGGGTAGTGAATGAGTTATTAAGCTGGCCACCAAGGTTCTGGTTGCCTTGCAACACCTGTCCAGCCGTCGCGGTCTGCTGTGGCAGATATTGCGAAAGATTGTTGACGTAGTTTTGCCAGCCCGTATTGGCGAGACCCTGGCCATACTTCAACAGGTCGAGATTGGTGCCACCCGAATTAAGCTGGCCAGTCGCGGCCTGATTGCGGAGAATATTCTGGTTGCCTTGGTCTAATTGAAACTGATAACCGGGATTGTTCTGGAACCCGGCAACCGCCTGCGCATTGCCCTGTGGGCCATTGAGGCCGAGCGCATTGCCGTATTGCGTGGCGCCCTGCGTGTTCTGATTGAAGGCCGTCGTAGGCGCATTGATGCCTGTCTGTCCATAGCTGGTCAGCGCGCCGCGGCCTTGGCCAAACAGGTCCGATAGCTGGTTGTAGCCAAGCTGCAAACCCTGCTTCTGATCATTGGCAGCGTTTTGCTGATCTTGCGAACTGAAGATATCGAACAAACCCATCAGAGCGTCCTCACAAATATGGTCGCCGGATCGGCCGTGCTGCGATATAGGCCATTCAACGGAACACCGGCCGCAGCAGCATTCGCATTCGTCGGCACCGCAACTCCCGTCAGCGGGCCAAGCGAGTTCTGGTTCAAAAGCTGGACGAGCTTATTCACCGTATCCAACCATTGTCCGAATGCGAGTGTCGGACGGCCATCGGGGAGAACAACCTGAAAGTTGGTCGGCGGCAGCGGGAATAGGACTTGCGTGGTCATCAGTCGCCCACATAGCGCGGGTCGCTAGCCTGCGTTGCCTTGATGAATCCGGTATAGACAGGATCGGTCACGTCGAGACGCCATCGGCAGCCCATGGGTCCTGACAAGCCCATGGACTTGACCGATGCGCGGACCCGACGTGACCTACCCTGCTGGCCGATCGACCGCAGCAGTGGATTTCCCCAATTCAGGCCGCCGTCCTTCGATATCGAGACGGCCACCTGTGGATTGACCATGTTATCGGGCGCCGTGACATCGGTTGCCGTCCCGCCCGAAGTCCAGGCATGAACGAACGTCGTGCCAATGAGGTCGATATTGAATGCGTCGATGACGTTCACGGCCCATGTACCGTTGGCCTCCGTGGTGCCGCCGACATTCACCACGTTCACCGTATCGCCGGTAATGACGTTGGCCGTATTGTTGACCCGCAACCGCACAACGCCGCCGGTTCCTGACGAGGTGCCGAGCACCGTCATGACGACGCTCAGAACGGCCTGCCCAACGCCCATCACGAAATCGAAGTCAGCCCGCGCCACCCGTATCTGGTTCGGGAAGTTGTCCACCGGGCCGCTTTCGATGCGGAATAGTTGCGGTGCACCGTTCTCCGTGTAGTTCGTATCGTCCACGTAAAGCAGGTTACCGGACTGAATATCGCCCATCAGCCATTTGCCGAATGCCGGATGGCCACCCGATCCGCGCCATCGGCTTTGCTGTCCGGTCGATGCAAGCAGGCTCGATCGCTCATTCCATTTCTGCGTGGAGAGATTGAACTCCCATGTCACCGAGGCGGCATTGCTGGAGATCGTCCAGAACTTCTTGCCGGCATATTCGTACACGCCTGCATCCAGCAGGTTGCCCTTACGGTTCTCCGACTCAATGAAGCGATCGACATCCGGCGATGAGACCTTGATGGGCTGGAACGTCGCCCATGACAGGCGATAGACGCCGAAGTCCTGTGCCGCCCATATCAGGTCGTCAAAGCCGGTTTCCCATCCAGCAATCGCATTGGCCTGTAGAAGGCCGAAGGGAATTGTCGTCAGCCGCGAGTACGGGAAGGCTGGAGAGGGTTGCGCCGTATCCTGCCACACCTCGCAGCCGCCCGTCGTAAAGAAAAACATCAGGCCCGAATAGGCGATGCCGCGCAGCAACGTCACATCGGATTTTGACTGCAGCTTGACGAAGGTCTGCGTGTTGATCGTACCGACCGAGTTGATGGGCGATGCGAATACGCGGCCGTCCGCGATCGTGTAGAAGAAAAAGCCGTCCTGAAAGCTTATCGAGTTCGGTTGCGGGAGGTTGCCGCCGCCATTGTACGCCGTCGGCGCTCCACCTCCACTAAGAATATAAGCACCGTTGTCGATATCGACGGCAACAACGTCCGGTGAGGCCGCCAAATCGCGGGCAATTGATACTTTCTTCGTTCCTGGGAATGCCCCGAGGCTTGCGTAGGTTCCATTGACATCGATCGTGCTCGCATTTCCGCTCCATGTCTCATAGGATAGATTCGTGACAATCAGGCCCCCGCGATAGCCGGTCTGCCCGGTCGCGGCATTATTGTGCTGCGAGAGGCCGGGCTGCCGACGCCATACCTGCTTGGCAGGCCCGGACGGCTGTTGCGGATCATCGATCGGCTCGGCCGTGCAGTTGAGAAGCCGCCCCGCCGATTCCTGCGTGCTCGCCCCCGGAAAACTCGACAACGGGAAGCGAATGGGAATCGGATCGCCTGTCGCCATCGATCAGCATTTCCAGTTATTTAGTATAATCCCGAGGTGACCAAGGCGATGTATAACCCTGGTCGTGGAAAAATTGTCCGTCTTGCTGCCACCCATATTTCAAGGATGGATGATCAGCCAAACTAACCGCATCTGTTCCGGCTGCCTTAGCGGCATCCTCAATAGCGAACAGGTGCGATGGAGCTGCATATGTCTTCCCCTCGACTTGAATTGCGGGCTTGAATGGTTTCCCTTCTATCATCTGGTCTGCTGTTAAAGTCTTGCCGACTTTCTGATCACTGGCGGCAGTCTGCCCTTGGGTAACAGGATTTCGCTCGTGTCCTCCTGGATTTGAATACCCAGGCGCCATCGGGTTAAATGGCTTGAAATTCTCCATAGCCCGATCTGATACCAAGCCCTGCGCATAAAGGTTCTTCAAATCTGCCATCAGAAATACAAGGCCCGCAATGGCTCATAGGTCGCGCGCAACCGAAGCTGCTGCTTCAGAGATAATGCCGCCGAGCCCGCACCCAACTGAACCGGGCTCGGCGGCCCCCCCAACCCCTTGGTGAGCAGCGAAACGAGGTCTTGCGGAGTCGCGCCGAACTTGACGGCGCATTCACCAGCGAGAATGTCAGCGAGATCGGCAAACCATGCGCCGGGAATGTTCGAAGGGTCGGGGATATAGCAAATTTCGAGCTGCGCCAGCTTGCGAAAGATCGCATCCACCTTCTCAAAGACATAATTGTAGTCCTCGGGGTCGGTCGGCTGACCCGCGGCCAAGACGCCAAGATTGGCCAGCGTCTCGTTCACCAGGTCATTGATCGTCCGAAAGGCGGTATTGGGCACCTATCAGCTCCCCACTGGCTCGCCAGGAAGCGCGGATACCAATTTGCCGGCATCGACCGTCGCATGCTCGATTGCGGCATTCGGGAAGGTCTTTGGCTTCGGCGGCCGGCCTCGCTTGCGTGGGGCATCGCCTTCGACCTGAAAATGCTGATTGCGCTTGATGCGCTCGAGCAGGCTGACCATGCGCTTGCGGGTAACGAGCTTCCATGTGCCGTCCCGTGGATTGCTGACGCGCTCGGTGAACTCCTCCTCCTGCTTGCCCTCGTTCGGGTCAACATCCTGCGCGATATTGGCTTCCCATTCGCGACCGAATGCGGTCGTCTTGAAAGCCTCATCGGCATCCGGCAGCCATGTGACTTTCATGGGATGAGCCCCACCCGCCAATTGAGGCCCGAGACGGTCGCCACGCCGCGAGCTCCAAGCGGAGAGCCGGCGCGGATAGCGATGGCGGACTGACCTGCTGTGATGGAGAACGAGGCATTCGCGCCGAGAGCATTGATCGTCTCGCCCAGCGCAGGGAACAGGTTCAGGGCGTTCGCCGTGTCGTTCATGATCAGAACGCCGGTCGATGCTTCCATTGAGCCGACCGATGGCAGCACGAGCGAGCCGGTTCCTACCGACTGATCGACGTGATTGCCCTCGGAGATGATCTTGAAACCGGTCGCCTGGTTGTTAGCGACGCTGGCATTGATGTTGCGCTGCATCTGCGCGCCCGGCCCACCAAGGCCAAAGACGAACATCTGCTCCACAGCATCCAGGGTAACGCTAGGCATAGGATGGTCCTTTCAAAAAAGGACCGCCGCCGCCCCGTTCTGCATCACGGGACAGCGGCGGCTAGTTGGGTCGTGTCGTCGGTTTCGGGAGGAAACCCTCCGGGGAAACAACGCCGGAGCTAGCAGGCCGGGGAAGTAAAGCCCGGCGCATTCGATGCAGGCAGGCAGCCGCCGTCGTTCGGACCGAGAAACTCGATATCGAACACGATGGTACCTGTGGTGGGCGCGGCACCCGTGAACGTCACGGTCAGCCACAAGTCGAAGCCGCCGTCCGCGCCCGTCGTCGCAATGCCGTTGCCAGTGGCCTGTGCGCCCTGCCCCGCCGTGACGATGGTGAGAGCAGGAGCGCCGGTTGCCGCCGTCTTGATATCCTGCGCAGATACAAGCTGAGCGCCGGCCGAAGCCGTGCCGAGCGACATGGTGCACGTGGTCGCCGCATTGCAAACGGCTGACTGGAACCAATTGCCGCGCAGGATGAACGCATTGTAGGGCAGCGCGCCGACTTTCACGCTGCAGGTGCCCGCCGCAAACACGCACGCCGGGCCGTTGTCAGCCTGCACACTCGTTGCCGAGACGGTGAAGATATGCCGCTCGTAATAAGTCTGCTGGCTGGGATAGTAGCGAGGCCCAAAGGTGGGCGGGATCGTCAGCGCATAGGCAGCGATGACGCCAGGGACGACGAGGAGCGCAAGAGCGCGCACCGCCGATCGAAGCAGATTCTTCATAGTGCTCTCCTTACGCATCCGTGGCAGAGGCGGCGAAAATCGTGAACACGCCCCACTCTTTGTAGTTGCCTGAGAAGTTCAGCTTGGCGATCTTCTTGAAGCCGTAGGCCATTTCTACGCCTACGCCTCGATAGAATTGGTAGTCGTCTTCCTTCAAGAATGTCGGCCGCGGCATACGACCCCACGCCCAAGCCATTGCGGATTGGCCGCACAGGAATGCCGGCGCCACCTGAATGCTGCCCGAGCCGGCCGTCGTATAGGTGACCGGAAGGCGCACAGTCAGTTCCGGGATTTCCCGGATGATGATGCCGTTGTAGATCAGGTCGCCATCCTGAAAGAGCGGATTGGCGTCAAGACCATCGTCCTCGCGCGGACGAGCCTGCGTGTTGGCGTTGATGATCGTCGGGTCGGCCTGCAGATCACGGAACTGCAGGGAGTTCGCGAAGCAGATGAAGTATTCGCGACCGTTCTTGAGCTTGTAGGGCCGAATGCGCGGGTTAGCCAGCTTGGCAAGCCGCTTGGCCTTAAGCAGCATGGACGCCGACAGGGTCATGCCGGCCGTGATGTTCGCCATTGCGGTGGCGAACGTGGCCGAGAAGTTGCCCGTAGCGCCGCCCACCAGAACACGGTCCTGCTGGTCGGCCATCCACGTGTTGCGCTGGGCCGCGGTCGCCGCATCGAACAACGCGCCGTTGACGCGCTGGCCGTTGATGGAGCCAAGACCCGTTGGCGCCGTCGAGTTCAGGGGAATTGCATAGAACGCGTCGATGATCTCGTCGCGCTGCAGTTCCTTGCCCCAATCCTCCAGGAGCGGCCGAGCGAGGCCGAACAGGTCGATTGAGGACTTCTGTTCTTCCGCCTTGGCGATCTTGACGGCATTACGCGCCCAATCGATCCACATGCGATCGCCGAAGTTGTCGATCGCCTCTTCGTTGCCGACCAGGGCGCCGGTCGAGATGGCCTGCGCCTTGAGACGCGCAACCAGCGGAATGTTGATCTGCTCGCCGCCCTTCTTGAGGTCATTGATAACGCGAATGATCGCGGTCAGCTCGGTGCCGACATAGGGCGAGAACAGGTTTTGACGGATGTATTCTCGGGTAACTTCCTTGCGGAAGACGATAAGCTTATTATTGGCTTGGACTGTCGAGAGTGCCATAGCCAGCCCCTTTCGGAGTTGGCTAGAGCGTCATGCAGTACGTCTAGCGAAGTGGTGTGAATGCGTCCGCGAAGATTGCGCCCTCCGACCCATCGAAGCCGCGCGGGTCCATGCGTGGTTGACCACGCCCTCCGCCGGCATTGGAGAGATCTGGAAGGATTTGCTGACGCTGTTGTCTTTGGCCGTTGTTCCCGTTTCCGGGCGAGCCGCGGCCACGGCCCTTGGCAACCATTGCAAGCGCACGGTTGAGGTCCTCGGGGTCGACGCCGAGCGTTTCGGTCATCTGATCCATCAGTCCTCGCGTACGCTCCTCGCGATAGGCATCCAATCGCGGTTCGGCCCACTTCATCAGTGCGCGGCCGGGATTGGGTGAGCCCATGATGCGTTGCGCTTCTTGGCGGACGAGCGGATCGTTCTTGCCCTTGATGAGTTCCTGATAGGCGAACTCGAACTCGGGGCCGTGCTCCTCGTGCGCAGCAGCCATGCTGGCATTGAGGAACCGCTCGTCCATCTCCCGTTGAAGGGTTTGACGCATTTCATCCCGCGTGGCCTTTTCCCAGCCAGTCGGGTCCGCAAACATGTCGGGACGCTCGGGTGCCTTCGGCTGCTCCTGGGGAGCCCGTAGGCGCGACATTTCATCGACGCGGCCGGTGAGAGTGGCAATCTGTTCCCGCAATTGGCGGGCTTCTGCCTCGGCCGCGCGGGCACGTTCGGACTCCTCACGAAGCCTGCCGGATGGAACGAAGCGCTGTGTTCGTTCGTCTCGCCGCTCCTGTGGAGGTTCCTGGACTTCAGGCTCCTCCTCGGATTCATCCTCTTCGACTTCGGGCTCGTCCTCGTCCTGCGCATCGATTTCGTCGCTCTCCTCGTCTGGATTGTCCCCTACGGGGTCCTCCATCTCCTCGAGCGACTTGTCGCCGTCGTTTTCCGGGTCGTCGATGCTATTGGCCTCCGCGAAGATTTCCTCCTCGGTGGCCTGGATAGCAGCTTGTACGCGTGCGTCCTCGTCACTCGCTTGCGCGAGCTCGCTTCTGGTTGCCATGATATTCCCTTATCCCCGATATCGCTCAGGTATGCGCTGCCCTTGTCGCCGGGCCAGCGTGGCGAGAAAGTTGGCCGTCTCGCGCGGCACGCCTATGTCGTCAGGCGCGAACGATCTCAGTTTGTTTGCACATGGAAGCCATGCGCGACCACATTGGCGACGCCACCAGCACCGGCCGCACTCGCGGTCACGGTGATGGTCGTGTTGATGGCGTTCGCCGGGATCGGCATGGGAAACTCGACAATCAGCGGCGGCGGGTTGGGCGTCGTCGCCGCTGCCGCCAGCGTGTTCAGCGTATAGATCATGCTGCCGCCGATCGTATTGGCAACCGTGATCGTGATGACGGCGGTTGCGGTCGGATTGATCTCCGTAACCTCAAAGCCGCTGATGTAGGTCAGCCGCGCAGGTGACGCCGGCAGGGTTGCCGTGGTCGCCGCGGTGGTGCCCTGTGCGCTGTTGGTGACCGGAATAGCGCCGGCCGGATAGCCACCAGGCCCGATCGCCTGCGCAAAGGCAGCGCTAGAGAATGCGAGCGCCGCAATCAGTGCAATGAGCCTGTACATGCTGCTTGTCCTAATGTCGGTGCATCAGTTGGGTCATGGTCGGGAAGAACGGATGGCTGCGCGGGGTCGTGGTGACGGCAGGCGGAATGAAGGTCGCAATCGACAGATTGTAGGGCACGAATGGCGCGTTATCGATGCGGATCGGCTGCGCAGGATTGCGCCAGTCCGACAGATTGAACGGCTGCGATGGATTGGGGAAATTGAGCGGCAGCGACAGGCTGAGGGTATCTGCACCGATCTTCCCTCGTGCATTCGTCGCTAACGGCCAATCACCTTGGGCAAATGGCGGTACAACAATCGGCGTCGCCTGCAACGGCAGCAGATTGACGACGATGTCGGACTTGATCGGCGGCAGGCCGAAGATGCGGATTTCGGTCGCATTGACGAACGGCTGGGCCGGATTGGGCGTCAATAGTGGCGAGAGCGTCCCAATGGCCTCGGCCGTAGACTTCGGTTGCGCCGGGCGTGCAAGCTCCCAGAGATTTTGAGCGAATGGCTGTGCCGGATTTGGAGCATACAGCGGCAAGGATGCCGCGAAAGACGTATCTGGAATCTTCTGACGCAGAGTTGCCGCGAGCAGCCAATCAGTCTGTTTGAATGGCCTCGGTGGAGCAACTGCCCCAATTGCGCCGCCTACGGTTTCGGAGGGAACCTTCAGCCAAGGTCTTGCTGGGCCTTCCCATAGCGCCTGGACAAACGGCTGCGCTGGGTTGGGATGGAAGGTCGGAAAAAGGTTTGCAGGCGCGTCGGAGGCCTGAACTTTTCCCGGTCCCTGCGGTCTTGGCCAGTCTGTCTGAGTGAACGGCTGCTTGGGATTAGGCGCGTATAATGCAGAGATAGTGACGTTATACGTCTCACTCGCGACCTTCCGCGGCGGGTAGATCGTGACAATTATCGGAGGGCGGAAGGTCATAGAAGTTTACATCGTCTCGTAGATGATATGCGCGCCCATCGCAGAGGCGGCCGTCGAGCCGGTGAACGAACTTAAGCTCAGCTCGCCCAGCGATGCCGTGTTGCCGAGGATGCCGAAGCGATCCGAGGTGTTGGCATAGTTCGCTCGAACGATGCCGCCGAAGGCATTGAACGTGAAGTTCTTCTTCGAGAGTGACACCGAGTTCGAGCGGATGGGCTGCGTCGTTGCAGCAGCCACGAATGCAACAGCAGGAGCCGTCAGCACGCCCGCGGAGGGGTTGTCCGGGCCGTTCGTGTTCGGGGTGGTCAATGTCGAGCCGCCAACCGTCACAGTCGAGTCGCGGCCGAGCAGCATGATGAGCGGCGCGGTCGAGGCCGCTTGCCCGCCCATGTAAACCTCATCGACGAAGTTCACTTGGGTCGCGGTGCCGCCTTGGATGACCATGTAGGTGGCAGTCGTGAGTGAGGAGCCATCGGCCGTCCCCGCGCCAGGAGTGATGGTGCCGACAGCGAAGGTATAGACAGACATAGCGTATCTCCTTGATTACCGGGTCAGCCGGTTGAACATCTCGTAAAGCTGCTGCCGCAGCGGGACGCACGAGCCCGTCAACCGTCTGCGTAGGGAACAGCGGTCGCATAGATAGGCGTCATGCACCATGCAGTATTCGCGATCGCGCGAGCGGTTAGGATTGAGGATCACATCGCCACCGCAGCTATGGCAGACCGTGATTGCCGACTCGAAAACCTGCCCCGCTCCCACCACTGGCGCATCGAGATTGTTGGCGCGGATGAATTCCTGCGAGATGCCGGGCGAGTTACGATGATCGATGAGAATGTAGGCCTCATCCGCGCGCTTGCTCCTCATCACATTGTCGCCTGCGCCATGAGAACATCCGCGCTAGCTGGCACCTGCACGTCGCAGGCGGCATAGCCCCAGAAGTCCGACGTGATGGCAGCCGTTGATAGCGTGGTAGACCCAGCACCCGCCGTATAGTTGGCCGCTCCGTTGTTGACCCTCGACGTGTCCACCCACCATTGCGTCTGGTTCGTGCCGCTAATGGTCGCACTGTCATCAAACATGCAGCCGACAGCAAAGTCGTTGGTTGGGCTGGTGACGGTGATGCTCGGTGCTGTGGAGGTTGCCGTGGTGGCCGTGCCGTTCTTGCAGGGCGTCGTAGTGTCCGACCCCTTCCACGACATCATGTTGAAGTAGCCGGCGTAAGTATTCGTCCACGTCATCTTGGCGGTCTGCGCGCCAGTGGTCGGGGAACCGATCGTGGAGAGGAATGCCCTGCTGGTATTGATGGCTCCGTTATGGAAGCCCGTATCGGCCGAGGTTACGATTGAGAGCGTTTGTGCCGCCCACTGTACGACAACGCTCGTGGGCGTTGAGATTCCGATGTTGTCTCCGAATACGGAGGATGCCACAACGGCGGTCGCGGATGCCGTCGCGGTGATCGGCGTGCCGGAAACAGTCGTCGCCGCAGCAAAGCTAATGTCTGTAGTGTTGACGGCATCGACCGCGACAGCCATCAGCCCAATTCCACCACTTGGAGGGAGGTCACGAGGCTAGCGCTTGTCGTCAGCGAAGCACGAATCATCCGGTTGAGATTGCCGGCGCCATCAGACGGAAGCGCGTGCTGGAGCCAGCAAAGACCGCCGCCGCCAGAACTCATCGCCACAGAGGCTACGGTTTGCGAGTTGTTGACGATGTAGGTGCCTGCACCGCCGGTCCCGGTTCCGAAGTCGGTGATATAGGTGCCCATGGCAACGGTGAGGGCAGTCGGGCCAACGACCAAGTCACCGATACGCAGATTGCCCCCTGACGGAGCCAACGCAATTGTCAGAGTGGTTCCGGCGATTACCCCAACGTAGGTAATCAGCCGTGATGGTGGTGCGTAGCCCTTATCACGCCCTACGGTGCATAGGGGCTGACCATCGCTCTTCATCGGGTTCCAGGTCGTGCCGCCGTCGAAGCTCACATCAAGGGTGGCTGTCGCGGTAGCGGTATTGGAGCCCGTGTGGTTAGTGGTGTCGTACTGAAGTCTGATTGCGGTGGCGTTCACATTCGTGGCCACCGCTGCGATATTGATCGTGCCATTGACCGCGCTATTGGCGCCAGTCGTATGCGTCGCCAGCGTGGTCATCTACGAATCCGCGATCACGGACAGCTTGTCGCCGGGCCGCACGCTGTAGACGCGCAGGCCCCCAGCGGGGATGAATTGGCTATTGACCGACGCGACAGGGTTCGATCCGCCGCATAGCACCGCGCAGTTGGCCGTGGTCGATACCTCGATCAGCCGCGTGGATGGGCTGAAGGCATTCGATTGCTGCGGAGTGCCGCTTGAGAAGTCGATAACCGGCTGTTCGAGTGCTGGCGGGCTGACTGGCGCTTGTACGCTGGAGAACACCGGCTCGGTGTATTCCGCGATCTTCAAGTGCGACGACATCAGGCCACAAGCTTGCCGGCCGCCTCGTCAAATGCCGCCTTGAGCTTGGCCGATTGGGCATTGAGCACGTCGAGCTCGGCCCGGCGGTCGCGGATTTGCGCCTGCAGGCCCGTCAGAACGTCAGCGGCAGCCTTTACCTGCTGGTCCGCACTCTCGGTCGCCGCAGCCATGCGGCTCTTGTGGGCCTCGTGGGCGGCATCCAGGTCCCTTTTGATCTTGGCGGCCGCCTCACCATGATCATGCAACGATAACGCTGCGGCATTTCTGGCTTTATGCGCTTGGGTTTGCGCCTCTATTGCCGCCTCGTGTGCCGCCTTGGCGCGCGCCTCGGCCTGCCTGGCCTGCTCTACAATGGCGGCATGGTTGTCGATCGCCTCCATCGCCGCCTTCAGCGAGTCCGCAAACGCTCTCAGGTCGCTCATGCTGCTCTACTCTTCTGTTTCGGCCGCATGGCCAGTTCCTTGCGCTTGGCCGCATGCTCGGCAGCGCGCGTCTGCGCCGTCGCATAAAGCTCGGCCATCTTGAATTGATGCTCCTGCTCGTTCTGCCGCATCTCGAGCGCAATGCGCTGGCGTTCCGCCGCCTCACGCTCGCGCTCCAGTGCTGCATCGCGCTCCTGTGCCTGCGCCTCGCGCTGCTGGCTCGCCTGCTCGGCCTGCACGCTGAACTGAGCCTTGGCGATCTCGGCCTGACCCTTCTGAGCCTGCGTTTGCGCCGTGATTTGCGCAATCTGCATCTTCGGATCAGGCTTCTGCGCGGCCTGCTGCATCATCATGTTGAGCTTGTCGCGTATCTCCTGCGGCAGCGGCATCAGCTCAAAGAGGATATTCGGCGGAACAACGCCCGGCGGCAGCGTCTTGAGCGTCTCCAGCGTGTCGAGCAGCACATTGGCAACGTCAGGACCCTCATCCAGGACGAGATCGACCGCGATATTACCCAGCCGATTGACCCAACACGGCCGCCCGAACTGATCCATGCGCACGCCGTTGAGCTGAATGAGCTGCATGGCCTGCTGATTACCCGCATTGACCCTCAGCCAGCGCTCGTTCTGCCAAGTGGAGCGCACGATGTTCCAAACGGTTCGATAAACACGGAGCTTCCAAGCCCTGTAATACTTGATGAATGATCCCAACTCCGCCAATCCTGCTTTCTGAAGCATGTTGATAGCGACACCGGAGTGCATGTCAGGAGCATCTGCTCCCATGATATCGGGTGTGATGTTGGCAAACTGGTCGATTTCATTGCGTGCGTCCTGCATCAGTCCGAGTTGCGCTTGGAGATCAGGCTGCCACTCGTCAACCGTGACTTCTTTGCCAGGATTTCGCTCAACAACGCCATCAGGACGCGCCCACTCGGTGCGCGCCTTTTCAGTATCATCCACTGCGCCCTTCTCCATGATGAGCCGCCGAGTATTGGATATGAACAATGCCTTTGAGCGACGCTGGTTGAGCTCGTCCTGAGGGCCTTTAAGGTTCCGCGGGAAGCCATAGCGATCTCCATCATGATCCACAGCAGCCGAGAACATGATGAACCGGTTCATCGGCCGATTGCGCTCGTCCAAGAATGGCGAAACGCCCTGCGTCAGCAGCAGCCACGAGCAGTAGAAGGCCCAATACCATTTGCCCTGATACTTATACCAGTGCTCGACAAGGCGAAGACGCTGCTCGTTTACGTAAATCCATTTGAACTCGCGGTCGCTGTGCGTCGTCAGGTCGAACCCGGTATCGACCATCAAGGTTCGGAGTTCAGCCTCCTTGTCGGGGAATAGCTCGACGGCTGACTCAACATCGAGCCATTTGGCGATACCCATGTAACGGGCGTCGCTGAAGTCTGGTTTGTAGGATCGAGGGTCGTAGAAGAAGTCGTCCCCGAAGACGAAATCACCAGAAATGTCCGGGTCAGCGTGGTCGCCGGGGACGAGCTTGAGTTCGATGCCACCGATGCCCTCTATCGCTGCTTGTTTGCATGCCTCGAAGTCGAGGTACTCAAAGTCCATTCCGTCCAGAACAGCCCTTACCGATTGGGTGACCAGATCGGCTCCGGCTTGCGCTTGGGGATTGCGAGGATAAGCTTTGGGGTCCTGTCGCAGCTTCTGTACAAGGCCAACAATGCCGTCAATCTTGCGGTTTGTTCGGTTGAAAGTAATGACAGGTTGTCGGCGCGTCCGCAGGATACGGATTTCCTCAGGAGACCACTGGGCTCCGTGGTAGTAATGCCGGCTGACCTTTTGTTCCTCATACTCGAGCACCTTGGTCGCGAGATAATCGGTATACTGCTGGCGCAGGCGCGAGACCGGGAAGAATCCGTCTTCATCGGACGTATAGTCGAAGTCATCAGGCTGGTTCGTGGTCCAGTTATGTCCAACCGTGCCACCACGCGATTTGAAGTTCTCCGTTCCGATGTTGGCATTTGGCCGCATCGACGGACGCGCAGCGTAGACCATTAGTGAACCATCATCCGCTTGCCGCTCTCATGCTCGACAATCGCAATCGCCTGCAGCTTGGCATGCGCCTCCTCAAGCGTGCGGCAGCCAAAGCCCATCCGCTTGCCGCTGGGCAAGGTCGAGACCACAAGCCATGGCCATTCGTGCCGGTCCTGGTTGACGTTCTCCTCAATGCCCCAGACCGTTTCAATCTGGGACATCGCCGCCCCACTCTACCTGTGCCGCCTCGTCCTCGCTGTAGACCCACCCGCGCGGCAGCTTGGTGTTCTCCATCTGCTGCGCCGTCGAGCCTAAGCCAGTCACGATACGATCCACATCCCAGTCAAAGGCGTTATGCTCGATAAGGTGCGACTTGCTGCCATGCGAGAAGCACAGGCCAAAACGCTCAGGCTCGCCCTTGATGGTGTAGAGCGCCACACGTCCGCGACCGGCCAGGCGAGCATTGAGGGCGGTCTCAAGCTGGCGATCGCGATCGGTGCAGTATGTGCGGCTGTCGGAGATGCGCTTCATAGCTTGGGCAAATGCGGATTTAACTCGTGCTCCAGCAGCATAAGAGCGTATTTTGAGGCTTCTGATTTGCCCTGATCAACGATCTTGATCAGTTCAAAGAGTTGCTTCCGAGATAAAGGCTTCTCGTGATATTCAATATGGCCGACTCCATCATCCATTGCTGCCCTCATAGCGTCTTCAGCAGATAGTCGTTCTGCTTGCGGTCGAATGTGTCCTTCGGCGTGCCGTAGTCCGTGAACTTGAACTCTTCCTCGATCGGCTTCTCACGCAACCATGGCCGCGAGCTACAGGCATATCGCCAGTCATCCGCCGCATGATCCTCGCTCTGCGTGTCCAAGTCTTCCGGCTTGGCAGGATCGTGCTGCAACATCGGTATGGTGCGGATCGAGGCAGAGCAGGTCGAGAAGCAATAGATCATCGGAATGCCCAATGGCTTCCCGTCGTCCGTCAGTTTGCCCACCAGGCGCGAGCGCATCTGGTCCCAGCCCGCCATAGGCCCGCGTCGGTCCTTGCTGTCCTTGGCCGATACGCGCGTATTGTCCGCCCGGCGGAAGGACATGCGCTCCTTGCGCAAGAGTTCGTCATTGATGCGTTCGCCGATCGACGGGCCGCCATCCTCTTTGAACGTGGATGGGTCTAGAACCGCGTCAGAAAGCGCAGGATCGCTGGCTTCAAGCTCGGCTATCTGGCGGCCTACCTCGTTGGCGTCGAGCTTGAGCCCCTTCTGGCCTGATTCTGCGGGGTCGCGTGTGCCATAGAACTCTCGATATCGCACGAGCGCGCCACGTGGCAGCTTCTTGCGGCCGAGCCAGTGGTCATCCTGAACCACTGCCCACCAGCCAAAAGAAAACGGTGAATATGAACCCCAGTCACCCGATCGAAACCGTATCCAGTCCTCAGGGATATCAAACGGCTCGATAACATGCTTTTCGGTTGACCAGCAGTCGAAGAATGCCCCTTCGACGACATTCCAGTCGCCATCCAGCCATGCCTTGACCAGCGCCTCACTCCCGAGACCGGCAAGCCGGCTTGGATAGCCAGGGTCGTTTTGCAGCAGGATCGCGTTGTCGCTGATCTTCGCCGGGATGAACATCCGATGATGATGCGTCACCGCATCGTATATCCGCTGATACCCGCCTTGAGCGGGGTTGACGAAGTAGCTCTTGACCCAATGGTGACCGACACCGCCCGGATTTGCCGTCGATCTTATGCGCTTTCTTGGCACGTTTTCCCGCGAACGAAGCCGGCCTCTCAAGTATCGATATGCTTCGTCGGTAGCCCACTGGGTCAGCTCATCCCAGCCGATCCACGTATAGCTGTGGCCCTGATAGCGCGTGCGGTGCTTGACCTGCTCGAGATAGCGGAAGCGCAGTGTTGCCCCATTGGGCCACGTCCATGTCTTCTTCTGCTCGTTCCAGGCGGCGCCTGTCTGCGGATAAAGCTCATGGGCGCGCGACATCAGTTCTTCGAGTTCGGCATAGGTGCGGCGGAACAGGATGCCGCGCCATGCGCTGCCATATGTCGGCACGTCCTGCAGGTAGTCGCCTAGCAGAAAGTCTGACTTGCCGCCTCCTGCGGCACCGCCATAGAGAAGCTCATTGCACCAGGTCGCCAGGATTGCGTCCGTTTGCGGACCTTCCTGCGGGGACCAGCGTTCGAGCTGATATGAGTTTGCGTCTTCGTTCAGCCCATTGCTCATAGGTTTCGGTGGGTGGAGCGTCGATGAATGCTACGTTATTGGTAACCTCGACGGTCGGCCGTTCGTTCAGCTTGCCGGCGAGCTTGGCCTTGAGGGTGAGAGCGGAGACGGCAGCGCCCATCTGCGGCTGCTCTAACGCAATCGCGAGCTGCCTGATCTCTTCGGCCTCTTCCATGAGGCTTTCGAGAGTTACCTCGAACTTTTTAGCCGTCTTGCGCTGAAGATAGGTAACCCTATCCGTAATGCTTTCATTTGCTTTCAAGCGCGTAGCGTTCCCGCGATTCGCGCTATAACCTGCTACTTGGTAAGCCTCATCGGCCGTTTTCCCTTCTGCCAATGCCTGGGCGAAAGCCTCGTGGCGAGGGTTCTTAAGAGGACCTGGCATCGCTTAGCTTTTCATGATGGATGATACCGTATTCATCTACCCAGAATTTCCATTCAGAGGAATAGGGAGTGAACTCAATGGGCGGAATGAAAGTGGCCGCCATGACATTTAGGACTTCGTGATATTGCTCGTCGGTCATGTGCCGTCCCTTCCTTTAGGGCCACCATAGTACGACTTATTGCCCGCATTGCCACCGGCTGGTCCACCTGAATGGACAGGCTGCTTGCCTTTCATGCGGGTGTTGCCGGTCTTCTTGCTGGGTCCGCGGCCACCATAGCCTGCGCCGGCGGGGAATGTCTTGGACTGCTTCTGCGGGAACTGGTCGATGGCCTTCTTGCCGGGTACATAGCTGGCATTTACGCCGCCACCCTTTGAGGGCATGCCACCGATGCGGTCGCGCTGATAGGCGGGATCATTGATGTGGTTCTCGTCCACCTGAGCCTTTTGGCCGAGCGCGCCCTCATCCTTGGACTTGGGCATCATGCTGGTCATGCGGCCTTTTTGCGAGCGGGTCTTGCTCAATGTTGCATTGCGCACGCCCGCGGCAGCCTTACCGGAGATCATCCCTGAGCGCATCAGGGAGGACATGGATTCAGTCATGGCGCATCTCCGAGGGGGACGGGAATACCGGAGGGGTGAGTGGGGTTTCCGGCTCGGTTGCCTTGCTGGCGGTAGTCAGCAGGTCGTGGAGATCCTGCATGGACTTGGCGAAGATCGGCGTGACGACCCAGCCATTCTGGGCGCGGGTCCATGCCTCGTCCTTGAGAGCCTCGAACTTATTGAGGAATGTATTCCTTGCCTTCTCTTCCTCGTCGGCCTGCTGGAGGGCGGTAAGATCGCTCATGAGATACCGTGCCTTTCCGCGGCGCGATCGGATATGGCGCCGCTTTTCTTGATGCGATTGGCCTTGGACAACAGCTTGGTGCCCTTGTCGGCCTGATTGAATTCCTTGCCGACCTTCTGCGGAACGCCGCCGTAGCCGCCCGGCGTATGCGCCGCGGCCGCCATTAATCTCGCTTGTGCGGGCGATTTGCTGGGCATCAGCGTCGCTCAACCCATTTCAGACAGTTTCGATTCCATCGCACGAGACCGCAGACGATCTCGCATTCCGAGCTTTCCTTGTCCGGATTCATGTACATCGCGCAGTCGTCACAATCGCGGCCACCCATGCCGTATCCGATCTTCGGATCGGCCTTGGAATGCTTGAATGCATCCTTGACGCCCTTGGCCTTGAAGATGCGAATGAGTTCCAAGTCGCGCGGCTCGGGATTGTCGAGATAAGGGCCGCACCACAGGTCTTTCGGCGGATCGACCGGATCGCGCGCCATGCAGCGCTTTAGGGCCTTGTCGATCTGCTCCTCGTAGGTTGCAGTTTTTCCCTTACCGAGGACGACCTCGACTGATTCGTGCTCCTTGGCGGTCGCGAAGCCGTGCGCGGCGAGATAATTATCGACCGGATTGTCGCCGTCGTCGATGGCCTTTTCGGTGTGCTCGTGCTCGACCCAGCAGGCAATGAGCTGGCGCGGCGACATGCCCCGCACCTTGACCTTGCCGGACATCACCTCGGTGTACAGCGTGCGGTCGATATAGACCGTCTTGCCATCGACCGAGACGCCGCCAGCATAGGGAATATCGTGCGAGGTGTCGAGTTTGACCGACTTGGCGTACAGGTCCGAGGTGTCGGCCTCACCTAAAACAAGATACAATTCCTGTGGTGTCTTGACCTCGCCGCGCAGATGGCCGGTGCTCAAGGGTGTTCACCTATGGTGCGGGGCATCCCTGGCCCGTAAGCAAGGCAGCGAAGAACGGGCCAGGGCGCCAGCCGCGCCGAGGGCAGCTCCGCGCGGAGCGAATAGAAATCCATCATGTAAGGATTATTGCCCAAAGTGACGAAAGTAACGAAGGCTGTCAAGTAACGGTGGAGATTTCGGCCAAAAGCTGGGCGCGGTACCAAGCATTGCGCATGGCCTCGATATAGCAATTACGGGCCGTGTCGTGCGACTTATGGATGAAATCGGCCATGCGGCCAAATGAGCAGCCGCACGAGCGCCACCAGATGAATCGAAATTCCTTTTTGGGCATGCCTTGCGTCCAGTCGAGCGCGGGCAGCATGTCGGACACGTCCGCCGGGGATGGACGAAATTTCGGCATTGCAGCATCGTTGTACCCATAGGCAACCTCGTCGTCGGCCGTGATGGGCCAATAGGTCTTCAGCACGCGCGGCCGATCCTTATCCGGCAATGCCCGCAATGTGCGGCAGGCGCGCAATAATCTTTCCTCAACTTCCTTGTACGGGATGGTCATCGATTTGGATTCTTGCGAGTAAAATAGCTGTACGTGATGATCCAGCCTATCCACGCGCCGACGAAGATACCGAGAAAGTAGCCGATAAAGGCAGCGTCCCCCGGCGTCATCGCCAGTTACCTACGTTTGTGGCGGCCTCCAATGGCTTTGGTGTGGCCCGTGGTGAGTCCGGTATCGTGGGGGCTACCGGGAGAGCGGCAACAGGCTTTGACTCACCAGCGGGCGTTTCTGTGCCTTTGGCAGGCGCGGGCTGCGGAGGCGAGTTTCCCAGGGTCTGCGCCTCGAACAGAAGGTCGGTGTGGTGCTTCTTGATCTGCCCGGTGATTTCGTCGGCATCTGCGGCGAATGCGCCAGCGGCCGTTTCCAGGTCGGTGGAGGCCCGCCGTGCGGAATTGATCGCGTCGCGCGCACGCTGGACGGTTGCCCCAAGCCCCTTGATTTCGATCGCCATATCATTTTTTCCCCTGGCCAGCATTCGGTGAACTCGAACCATTGTGGTGAGGAGCGCGATGCTGGACTGCAACGGGTCGTCCATTGCCGATGTCCCCGACCTGCCGCGATGGATTGCCGAGCTCATCCTTGAACCATTCCGTGCGCCGATGAACGCCGGCCGCGGCCATGCTGCCGAAGCGCATTTTCTGCATAACGAGTTCGGAGTAGCTCATGGCAGATTCACCGTGGCCAGCGTGATCTTGACCTTGCCGCGGCGCTTGGTGTTGGCGGACGAGATCATCGACTTACGGCGGATCGCGAGCGGCGCCTTCCCGAACGTCCGCGATCGGTCGCGCGGATATGTGGGGACCTCCACCGGATCGTAGTGGTGGGATACCCTTGCGTGCATCCCCATGATGCGCTTGCTGGTGATGCTCATCCGCCGGCCGCCCCATAGCAGACGGTGCGCTTCACATTGCGAAACCGTGGCTGATCCTCCGGGTCGGTAAAGACCTGGAACGAGCACGGGCCATCGATGCGGGTGACCGGATATTTCTTGGCCTCCTCGACCAATGCGGCGCGTTCATCGGCCTGCGCAACAATATTTCCATCGCAAATCAGATTGTACATGCGTCGGCCTCCTTGCTTCCAGGCATGCGCTGGAAATAGACTTTCGGAATTGCAGCGATCCGCTCGCGCATCATGGCGCAGTGTTCTTCGCTGAAGTCTGGTTCAGGTTTGGGCTCCCATGGCCGCGTATCCCAAAGCGAGTTGTATTTCGCCATGGTCTGATGCTCGCGAAGACGCTTGTCACACCACTCCGCTATCGATGCGGTCGTAGGCGGGAATTCGCGGCTGAGGACATAGGGGCTGGCAAACTCACAGCACTCCTCGACAATCCCGAGCGGGTACTTGGTCAGCGTCGCAGTGATACCTGACGCATAGATTTCTGGATTAGGTGGCTTCGCGTGTGGCCATTGTCCAAGGAGTTTTTTGGCCGCCTTAGCCGCCTCGTGGGGTGACGTCACGCATTGGAGGATCGCCCGCGATTTCACCGCTCGTTCCTGCAATGATGCGGTCGAAGGCGTCCATGGTGTCACTTCCGTGCTGGCCATTGGATTTTCCTTTCAATGAGGCGGCGACGTATTCTCGCGGATCGTGCTTTGTGGCTGCGAGTTCGAGCACCGAACGAGCCAACGACACATCGTGGCTTTTGGCTTTCAGGAGACTGGCGATGAGACCGCCCGAGGCTTTGCCGCAAACCTGGCGCCCTCGGCGGAAAAGGTCTTTTTCGAGTTCGGCTTGGGACGGCCCAACTTCATCCGCCGAAACCGAAGGTTTCGGAATCTCCGGGGGGTTAAGGAAGGGAGTATGAGGGAAACCATCGGGGGGGTTATGATCGTCACCGTGACTCCTCGGTGAGGTATCGGTGACGTCACCGTGACGTTTCTTGTGACGCCACCTTTGCGTACGGTGACGCGCACTGTTACGTCTCTCGATTTCCTTTTCCTGACGGGCGTCGTCGTCAGCTTGTATATCCGCCAATATCGAGAGAACGCCGGCGAGACTGTCGCCGGGCAGGTTGAGAGCGCTGAGCCGCCGCAGAATGTCGGCATTGATCTTCAAGCCGCCTTCTCCGCTGCGTGATCGGCCATCTCGTCTTCGATGCTCGTCATCAGAAGCGAATAGATGTAGGCGGTACGGCTCTTGCGAGCGATGTTCATGGCGTCAGCCAAACGATCGAGGCTCGCGACCTCGCAGCGTTTGAGCGGCAGGCGCACGGATATGATTTCCATGTCGTCGTCAGTCATTTGATCACCTTGACCTTGGTGCCGGGATACGCAGCTTCGACCAACTTGCGCTTGAGGCGAGACAGCGCGTTGTCCACGCCCTTCACGTCTTCGACGGACCGGGTCTGACCCTCGAAATACCGAAAGTCCAAAATGACTTTGCAGATGTGCACGCCGTTGACGGAAATCGGATAAGCCGGCTGGAGCTCGAGCATGCGGATGTGACCGGCTTGCTCGAGCAGCTTCAGCTCTTGGTAGCGCTCGGCTTCGCGCTTGCTGTGAAATACGATTCCATCGACCTCAGTACGTTTCGCCCCGTATTTGCTTGGCTTTTTGTTCTGCGCGGCCATGAGCTGGCGATACTCCGTGCGGGAGAGCGCCGGCCGGAATGGAACATCAGTGAAATCCGGTATGTTGCTCATTTCTACCGTAGTATTCAGCCCGATTGACGAAACCCACCAAACATCTCTAATTACCGCTCATGGGCAGCGTGCGTTCACTGATGTTTGGTCAGCACTATTGCCGTTATATTTTTGTCACACGCACTTGCATTCAGGTACCAGCAGGTAGATACATTTCCCCCGGGCGTAGAAGAATAATTAACAGTCGGGGGTTGCGTAATGGGCGTCGTGGTTCATTGGGCTGCCTCGCGCGGCCGCAAAAAAGCGTCCATCGGAACTTCGCTCCCAGATACCTCACTCAATCGCTTCGCCAGGCCCAAGGATGCTTCCTTGCGGCCAGCGAAGATGTTGCGGAGGTGCCATTCGGAGCAGCCAACCGTAGCGGCCAAGACGGAAACGGTCATTCCCTTGCCGTTGGCCCAACGTAGCATCGGGTGCAAATCAGACATGGGACGGAGTATTCCCACTAGGAATGGCGAAAGTCAACCCGAAATATTCCTCGAAGGAATAGGCCCTTGTCATAATGACTTAGTAGAGTCGGCTATGGCCAAGAAAGCGCAGCCGGGACTCTCTCAGATGCACCTTGCGGATTGGCTCGAGTATTTCGAACTCGGCCCGACCGCGGCGGCCAAGCTCGCCGGATGCACACAGCCGTACATTTCCAATATCATGGCGGGCCGCAGGACAAGCGTAAATGTCTTGTATCTGGTGAGACTTACCGAAGAAATAGGGATCAGTGTTAACGATCTCTACCGACCGGCCCCGACCAGGCTGCAGCTCGCGCAGCTACAGAACTATTCACCTCAGGCACAAGCGACGATTCTCCAGCGAGCACGCAAGAAGTCCTGACACTCGTCTGACGTCATTTCTGGCCGATATCATTGGACGGATTAATCTATTTCTACTAGGAATATTTCGGTTGACAGCGGTCCATTCCTGTGAGAAATAGGTCCTCAGAGTGATTTGGAGGACCCCTCATGACCGACGACCGCATCAGTGACGCCACGCTGGGCATTCTGCTGCTCGCAGGCGCGGCATTCGCCATCGGCAGCACGCTGATCATCTGCGCATGGATGAACCCGATCGGGGGTGCCCTGTGAGCGCGCACTGTTCCACGAGGGCTCCCAGCGCCGCTCTGGACGACGCCTATGCCCTCTACATCCTCGCCGTGACCGGATGCCGCCCGAAGCCGCTGCGCGCATTAAACAGCCCGGCGGCCCTTCAGGCCCGCGCCGCCGAGATCGAGGTCCACATGCAAGCGTTTGCCGCCTTCATGACGGCGGTCATGGCCGACACCGCGCAGAACATGTGGTTCTCCCGCGATGAGGCGAACGAGATCAACGCCACGCTGCAGGACTTGGCCAGCGATGTGCGTGGCACTGTGCTACGCGCGATCGAGGATAGGGGGGCGGCATGACTCCGCTGAAAATCACGATGATGCTGCACTACTACGCGATCGCTGCTCCTTACTCGGAGCATAACCTAGCACACGCCAGATCGTCAGCGGTGCACGAACAGCGTCAGGAATTGCTGACAGATGGAATGATTTTTCAGGATGATGGGCGTGAATCCGGATGGGGAGTAACGGAAAAAGGGCGCGCTTATGTTGATGCCCTTTTGGCCATTCCGCTGCCGGTCTGTAAGTGGGTGATCCCGTCATGAGCGCCAAGGTCATTCCCCTGCGCCCGCGCGCAATCGAGCCCATCCGGGTCGAGACCGAGAAGCGCCTGCCGCCGGCGGTGTCCTTCTGGATTTGGATCGCGATGTCCGCACCGTTTTGGCGCCTGATGTTTTGGTGGGTGATCTGATGGCCCGCGATTATGTGCCGATCGAGAAAATCAGGCGCGCGCTGCAGCGGTTCCCTGATGGAGCAACAACGCTGCAGGTCGCGGAGGTGCTGGGCATGAATCCGCACAATCTCAGCTCGCGACTGACCAAGCAGTTCATGTACGGGAAGGGCGTTTCGCGGGATTTTAAACCCGGGTCAAATGCCTTCATCTGGAGGATTGAGCAATGAACCAGATCGTTCCCATGCGATCGGAGGGTCAGGCCCTCATCCGCTTCGATCATGATCAGATCGAGCTTATCAAGCGCACAATTTGCAAGGGCGCGACCGACGACGAATTGCAGCTATTCATGCACCAGGCGCAGCGTACCGGCCTTGATCCGTTCGCCCGGCAAATCTATGCCATCAAGCGATGGGACGGCTTATTGAAGCGTGAGGTCATGGCGGTGCAGACGAGCATCGATGGCCTGCGTCTGATTGCGGAGCGCACCAGCAAATATGCCGGCCAACTCGGGCCGTTCTGGTGTGGCCAGGATGGCAAGTGGATGGACGTATGGTTGGACAACGCACCGCCTGTCGCGGCCCGCGTTGGCGTCCTTCGCTCCGACTTCAAGGAGCCGCTATGGGGCGTCGCCCGCTTTCAGTCCTACGCCGGCAAGAACAAGGAGGGCAACCTCACGCGCATGTGGGCGGCCATGGGCGACGTGATGGTCGCCAAATGCGCCGAAGCGCTCGCCCTGCGGAAGGCTTTCCCGCAAGAGCTATCGGGCCTCTATACGAACGATGAGATGGCCCAAGCTTCTCCGCAGGAGGAGGAGCAGCCCAAGCGCTCCACCAGTGTCCGAGAGATAATGCGCGACGACATCAAGGAAATGGGCGGCCTGTCCGAGAAGGAAATGCGCGAGCTCTACATGGCGCTGCTGGACGAACTCAAGAAATGCCCGCCGGATGAGATGGACGGTTGGTATGCCTCGCAGGCCGACCGGATCAATAAGCTACCGATGGGTTGGCAGGGTACGCTCAAGCGCAACATGGAAAAGCGCCGGCCGGCCGAGCCCCACGACCCGCAGACAGGCGAGATAACCGAGCAGGTCGTGTGGACGGAAACGGACGAGCGCCCGGCGACGGCGGACGATCTGGATATCCCCGATGCGCTTAAGCGCTGGATTCCAGCGGAAGAAGCCAGTTGGCTCGCGTGGCTCAAGGCTGCGGTGGTCGAGACCAACAGCGCATCGGCCTTGTTCGATCTCAAGACCGGCAGCCTGTCGGACGCGATCAAGAGCAAGCTATCAGCCAAAGGATTGGCGCAGGCCGCGTCGCTATTCGAGGCGAGGCTGCAAGACCTGTCATGAGCGAGCTTTGGTCAGAGAAATACAGGCTTGCGGCGGTCGAGTGGGTCGATAAGGAAGCCGCCGCCAGCATACTCGAGGAAACCAAGTCAGCATTCCTCGCAAAGCTCATGCTCGAGCAGGGCGACGTTCCTGTGTCGCGTGCGGAAATGCAGGTGAAAGCATCGGCAGAATGGAGCGACTTTATTCTGAAGAAGGAGCGCGCCCGCAAGGCGGCAAACCTGGCCAAGGTCAAATGCGAGTATTTACGGATGAAGTTCCAGGAGTGGAATAGCCACGAGGCAACGGCACGAGTGGAGCGGAGAGCGGCATGAGCGAGATAACAGGATGGCAGCCGATCGAAACTGCGCCGAAGAATAAGCAGGTTATCATGCTGTTCTTTCCGAACGGCTGCGACATGCAGATGGTGGAAAAAAGCAAGATCGGCTTGGGGTTTTGGGATACTGACGATTGGTATCACCTAGATAGCCGGGGGTTCTCCATGACTTACCTAGGGGAAATTCCTACGCATTGGATGCCGCTGCCCGACCCGCCATCGACTCCCGGTGCGGCGTGAGGGTCGTGCTGGCGTTCACCTTGACGGCGCTCGGCGCCCTTGTGCTCGGGCTGTTATGGTCAGCGCGGGAGCACCCGCCCAAGGACTGCATCGGAGTTGGCAAGGGCATGGAGGAAAGGTGCTGGAGATGAAAATGAACGCAAGGTCATGGAACTCTATAAGCGTCGGCGCGGCAAGCATGTTCGGTTACTCAGGCCATGAGTTCATTGCTTGCTTCTCGCCCACCTCACCATCGCTATGGCTTTCCTCGGTGATAGGCTTAATCGCTGTTGCGGGAGTGGTTTTTTGCTCAGGTAAGGCATTGGAGTGCAGGGAATGATGGACAAATATGACAAAGATTTTCTTGAACACATCGCCAAGCTTCAGCGCGAGCAAACGGCCCAAACGATCAAGCTGCTCGAGGACATCAAGTTGTTGCTGGCCCAGCTCGTGGCCCGCACGCCGGATAAGGTCGGGTATTAGTTACTGAGGCTTTGCGGACAGGCGGCGTTGTGGGTAGCAATTAGTCCCATGGCGGGAATTGTCACAACGGGACTGAAACATGGCCAGACTCGGCGCGGTACACATCGATAGGTTTTCGTCGCTCGACGACCTGCCAAAGAAGCTCTACGGAGATGAAATGGCCGTACTACGCGCGCTCGCAAAGCCGCAGAGATTTAGTGCTTTCGAGATGACCGGCACGCTGTTTTCTACGATCAAGCGTCTTGAGGCAGAGGGGCTCTTAAAGATCGAGAGGGATACTTACCCATGGACGAACACGCCGCTGACTGACGCTGGTCTAGCCGCCGTCGCGCGTAATAATGCGGAATGAAACAACCGAAAATGTCCCATAGCTACGCCCATATGTGTCGCGACGATCATACGCAGATCGGCCACAACGACAACACCGACGAGAGGTGTCCGCTTTGTCGGGCTCTTGCTCGATCTGAGCAACTTGAGGACGCGCTGCAAAGGATCGTGCAGTGGGCCGAGGCATATCCGATCGACATCTTTCACGAGCCGTCGAAAGAGGAATGTCACCGGGCGCACGAGCTTCTGACGGCCAACGGCATGACACTGGATGCCTTCAGCGCCAGCATGGGGCGCCATTGCCTTAAGGGCATTGGCGACATCGCGCGCGGTGTACTCACTTCTGCTGAATCTACAGGAACGAAGCCATGATCCCGAAGCTGACATCGAAGCAGAAAAAGCACATCAAGGACCGGGGCGCTCAATTCGATAACGCGCTGGCGCGGGCAACGATGTGCGTCCGCTCCTGCGGCAAGCTGGTCGGCATGGAAAAGGTGCGAGCTCCGATTGCCTGGAGAGCCGCCCTTGCTGCAACTGGATATCCGTTCGAGACAGATGGCTTTGTCATGGGAGACGAGGCCGGCCCCGTTGACCAAGAAATTCAGGACATCGCCAGCAAGCTCTATGACGACGCTGTAAAGGCCGCGAGACAAATATGACCGAGCCCCGCACCGAAACGCTCGAGCGCGAGAAGGACAAGCTTTTTGTCACCGACGCGGAGCTGATGCGAAAGCTTGGCCTCGATCCAAGCATCGCGCGTCCGGTCATCAAGATGCTGGATGAGAACAATAAATCCGGTTTTCCACAGAAGTCAAAGCTTTGGGGTGGACGGCGCTACTGGCCGGCCGTCAAGGCGTGGCTTGACCGGACAAATGGTCTTACGGTCGAGACTCCACAGAGGGCCTCAGCATGACCGATAGATTAAAAAGTGGCATCGAAAAATACGCGAACATGCTTCGCCAATACCTCGGCCCGTGGGGCTGCCGAACTCGGCTCCTCGGCTACGATGAGTTGCTCGAAGTCTCAAAGATGGCGTTTGACGTTCCGGGGCACAACCTGCCGGAAGTAGCGACGCGCGTGCAGGTTCTAGGAACACGCGAAAGGTCTGCGCGTGTGCGGGAGGCCATCCGACGACACTGGCCAACACCGAACCACCTATGGCCGGCCGACGCTCCTGTGCGCAGGTCGCTCGCGAAGGAGGCACTCTCGTGACCGACAGACCGTTCAAACCTGACATTCAGGGCGCACCAGGGCTGCGCTGGTATCCGCGCGTAGCCGGCTGGGAAGCTCGCTGGCGACCGCGCCCCGACCTCGTGCAGCGCGGCTTCAGGCCCAAGAGCGTTGGCCTATGGCGCAGCACGAAGGAAACCCCGGAGCCGAGCTCGGCCGAGCTCGCCTATATCCAGGATCGTTGCGAGCGGCTCCAAGCTGACATGCTCGTGTGGGGTCGTGGCGGCCTCGTCCAGGAATCGTCCTTCGATGGCACCGTTCGATCCTTGGTGCAGTGCTACGAGACCGACCCGGATTCGGACTTTCACAAGCTGCGGTTCCAGAGCAAGCGCAATAGCCGTTACCGCTGCCTCGTCCTGATCCGCGACTATGGCGACCAGGCCGTGGCCGACATCGACGCGCGGCTGATCAAGCGATGGCACGAAGGATGGACGGTCGATGGGAAGATCGCCACGGGTCACATGATGGTCACGACGTTACGGACCTTGATGGGGTTCGGCGCGACCTACTTCAAGAAGCACCAGGGCGGGGCTGACTGCGCCACCGTACGCGGGCTGCTCTCCATGATGAAGTTCCCCAACATCAAGCCGCGCAATGTCTGCTTGACGGCCGAGCACGCCATTGCGATCCGTGCCGAGGCCCACAAGCAAGGTATGCCGTCGATCGCGCTCGCTCAGGCTATCCAGTTCGAGGTCGCCTTGAGGCAAAAGGATGTGATCGGGGAATGGGTACCCACCAGCGAGCCGGGCGTGTCCGACGTTATCGCCGGCAACGACAAGTGGACGCGCGGCATCCGCTGGAACGAAATCGATGCGAACCTGATCCTGCAACACGAGACCAGCAAGCGCGGCAAAGACATCGAATTCAATCTGCGCCTGGCACCGATGGTCATGGAGGAACTGAAGTTAGTCCTCGGACTAAATTTAGTCGATGGGCTAACAAGGTCTAAACTTCCCACGAGCGGCCCGGTGATTGTCTACGAGCGCACCGGTATGCCTTACTATCAGCACCAGTTCGGCAAGGAGTGGAAGTGCATCGCGCGCGCCGCTGGCATCCCGGATGGGGTCCACAACATGGACAGCCGAGCCGGCGCCATCACAGAAGCGACCGAGGCCGGCGTACCGCTCGAGCACGTCCAGCACCTCGCCACGCACAGCAACATCACGACCACACAGGGCTACTCCCGCGGCAAGACGGAGAAGGTCGAGAGCGTGGCCCGAGCTCGGATCGAGCACCGGAACAGAAAGTGAATTCCGTGTACCAGAACACTAAGCGAAAGTGCATGGGACACGGATGGAGCACTGCTCAAGCTAAGTCTTTGATTTTGTTGATGCGAAAATTCATGTGTCATGAACAAAGCGGTCAATGAAATCAACGGGCCAGTGCACTACGGGTGATCGGACAGGATGAATAGGGAGCCATAGGGATGCTCTACGGAAAAGTTGGATTGATCCTTCTGCTGGCCAACTCAGCAGCGGTCGCGCAAACGAGCGATATGCGATTTTGTGACGAGGTGAAACCTCCCACCCGAATGGATGAGCCTTTCGTCTGCATTCTTCGCGATCCAGGAATCCGGCTTATCCCAAAGCCGGGCGAGCCGACCATCAGTAACTCGCCTGCGCCTAAATGTGACGAGGGCTACGAGCTTGTTCTCAGCCAAGCCATGCGGCCAATGTGCGCGCGGGATTTGCGAGAACCGAAATAGGCGATCGGACGGGACGGTAGAGGAGCTATAGGGATGAGCGATCCCATTGATCGACTGAAGGAAGAGGTGAGTTTCCGAGAAGCCGATCCAAATAATTACGATGAGCAGGTAACGGCTGATCTTCGATAT